TACGGTTGATAAGTACATCATCCGGCCGAATAGTTGTATCGGCGAGTCGTCTTGCCCACATCATATGGTCGTATACAGGACACGGAAACCATTCTCCTGTCGGAGATAACCAACCTGTTTTCATTTTATTACCTCCTATTAAAAGCCAGAATAATCGGTCATTACAATTCGGCCATTGATACGACCAAAATTGCCGGGATGTAAATCGTTAATGTAATAGCGGCTCACGAAGGCATTTAGCGCATCATCACGGAACATCTCAAATACACATCCATTTTCGCAGATGCTTTCGACCTCTTCCCAAAGGCTATTATCGGTATATTCAGAACACTCTTCATCATAAACCTCTTTGACATATTGATGAAGAGAATCGTAAATATCGTTTTCGTCGCATTCACATTTCGCCTGGACGACAAAACTCACACATTCGACTTGAGTGATAAAACGAGTTTCCGCAAAGTAGTGTGCCAGGCCCTCTTTAACAGCGTAGCGATAGTTATCAGCCTCAATCTTACAATAACTATCACTTCCATAATAATCAAACTTGATAACCCAGTCGGTGTCGTCGAATACGATAACGCCCTTACAGGCGCCGCTATAAATTTTGTAGCCGCCGGACAGCAAACCTTTGTGCTCTTGGAACCAGCCCCAGGGCTCAAAACTTCTGTTATTGATAATATCGCTTACCATACCACTATCAACCAGTGTTTTGATGATAGAATTTACGCGTTCCATATCGACTACCATAGTTATCAATTCCTTTCACTACTTTATATATATATTATATAATATTTTTTATATAAAATCAAAAATATCCCTCTCATTCGAGAGGGATATAAGCATAGGGCACAGGAATAATTTCACCATCTTGGAAAATTGCGCCATAAAGCGCACCATCTTGGTAGATTAAATAGGGGGAGAGATGGCCGCCATCGCCTCCAGCGGCAGTTTCAAGATAATATACTATTTTAGTGTTTTTATCATATACGATATAATTACAACCTCTTATATTAGATTTGATTTTTAAAAAAGTGCCGTCATAAATAACTCTTTCTTCTCCCTCATCAACAACAACTTCCTGGCAGGCACATAGGCCGAGCATAATTGAAATTGCCAGAGCAAAACAAATAACAAATCTTTTCATTATTTTTTCCAATCTCCTATAAGTTTAAAAAATTCTAAACGTCCGATATAATGATAGTAGATATCATCCTTACCATATTTATTAGCATAGTCTGCAAGCAAACCTTGTAATGCAACAATAATTTCTTCACAGTCCTGCTTATTGCATTCAAGAATAAAACTTCTTGATATGCTAAATATATCTTTAATAGCCTTACGAACTTTGCGTCTACGGAACCAGTTAATCATTTACTTCCCCTTATTTTGAATCAAACGAGTTAATGCGGTTTGGCGCTGGCCCCGTACGGTATCGTGAGACTTTACACCGGCCTTACAGTGGATTTCGTCGCCAATAGACCAATCCTTATTCACGCCAGTGCGCCAGGTAAAGATGTTGGCATCTTTGTCCTCAAAAGTGTAGATATATTGCGCGCCGTACTGAGTGGGCGGCAGGGTTTCAATCTGCTTAAGGTAAAGGGTTAGAGTTAGACGACTACCGATACTTCCTTGGAACTGAGAGGGATGGCCGCCATAGCGGAGTTCATTAATGACTGCTTCTATAATGCCTTTGGGCAAAAGTGTTCCATCAGTATTACCTATTTTTTCCCAGGGCAGTTTCACTGCTTCAATACAAGACGGCATATCAAAAGGAATGGCTTCAGTAGAAACAATATACCAGCCCCATAGAACATTGAAACGAGCCTCGGGTGTTCTACTAAACCAATACTCCGCATTATCGAGGTCGCCCTTAAAAATCCAAATATATCCCTCATCAAAGCCCAAAACACTCTTTACTACAGGGCTGCCAGTCTTTATCGCTACACCGGACTGTGAAGCGGGGTTGCCGCAGGTCTCCCCATAAAGTCGGCGATATTCCAATTCAGAATAGGCCCGCACCTGCTTGATTTCTCCTTTTGGATTGCGCACTTTCAGATACATCTTTTTATTTTCTTCAAATACTTCACCCTCTACGGGCCAAGACTGATATGACTTGGCAACATAATAATTAGGCATTACGCTTCTTCCTCCTCAAAATCCCAACCAATTAAATGGATGTGGCCATCTTCGACCCAGGCAAAACTTTGTACACTAATACCGGGTCGCAAAGTAGGGGTGATGAAAGTTTCCCATTCTACGTCGGGGAATTCATCCTTAATCATTTCGTGTACTGCGGTGAAGAGGTCTTCGGTATAACAATCAATGCCGGCTATATATTTTTCTTCATTCATCAAATCATAAATACGGTCTTCAACACGAGACGGATGAAAGGTAGTATTACTAATAGACATTACTTTTTTACCTCCTCATAATTCCAACATACACTTTCTAAGTTGTGTTCTTTCATTACTTTACTACAAAGGTTTTCGGCATACTTCATCATTTCGCTATAGGTGTCGCATTGAATGGTCGCACGCTCATATTCGTACTCTGTATCCCAATCGAAAATATAGATATTAAATTTCATAATTATCACCTTTTTAACTTTTATATAAATATTATATCATAATTTTATTATAAAATCAAAAAGCGCCGGAAGCATTAGCCTCCGGCACCATATTAGTTAAGGTCTATTACAAAATCATCGATAATTTCGGCATTTGACGGCAGGAAGAACCGATACTCGCAATCACCGATATATGGTATCAACCATTGAAGAAAGTCATCTTTATATTTATAATTAATGATTTCAAGATAAGGATTTTCTGAGGTATAGTTTAGATAACTTTGTCGCACGTGTGCTTCACCGAGCGTCCACCCATAACCGTCTTTATAATACATATATTGGTATTTAAGGGTTTCGTTGATATGGCCGCGAATGAGAAAAACGCTATTACTTATTGTGCCGCTATAAGAGGCGTTATCAACGAGGGCGTGAATTTCGATTTTATCGGTGCTTTCAATTTCCAATTCGCCCCACGTGCCGCAACAAATTAAGACGGTAAGCATTACGGCGACCATTGCCATCCCCACAAAAGAGGCGAGGCCTTCACTAAAACTACATTCGACAATGCCGAAAAAGATGGCAAAAATAAAGGCCGCAATCAGCAAGAAAATTAAAATCATAGTCTTTTATCTCTCCTTATATTTACTACAAGTTCCATTTTGCTTTAAACATCCAAAATCGGGGTCGTAGCAAGAACAATTTTTGAGACAGGTTTCTCGGATACGATTTTCATTGGGAACGACACTTTGGAAAGTCATATTTCCCTGACGGACAACCTTTTGGACCTGTTTCGGCAAGTCTATGGGGTTCGTTTCGAAATCACAAAAAGCAGCCTGCGCACACATTGCGCAAGTATTGAATAGAGAAGTACAACGGGGACAACTTAAGCGTAGGTCTTCGTTTATAACGGTTGCTCCCCCTTGGCCGCAAAAATCACATATCAAGATTTCCTACCTCCATATCCGTAATATCGGTGATAGACACGGAAATATATCCGTAGTTTAAAAATTCGTCTACAAGATCGCGCACTGAATCTGCGTAAATAAATTTGGTCATAGGCTCCTCGCACATATGTTGCCAAACCATACAGTAATATAATCGCTTAGGCATTTATATCCTTCCTTTCTTTATTATATAATTATTATATAATATTTTTTATATAAAATCAAAGAAGGGAACATTTGACAAACCGTAAAGAAAATGATATAATTAGATAAGACGAAATAAAAAATTTTTGGACAGAATAAATAAAAATAAGACTCGCCAGTTTCATTATTTAGTGAAAGGAAGTGAATATTTTGGCAAGTATTACTATTAAAATTGAAGACCAAGACAAGGAGATTCTTGCGGCTTTGGCTAGAGAGCAGGATTTAAGCGTCTCATAGATTATTAGACGCCTTATTAAAGACTATATTAATAATTAGAAGTAAGGGAGTTAATTTAAATGTCAAATATCAAATATAAAGTTATTTACTCCCTATAGATTCATATAGCATTATAGTCATAGGGATTTTAGTATATTACGGAAATGAAAAACCCGAATAATACAAGATTTAACTGCTGGGTATATGAAGAAACTCCAGAACTATTAGAGGCTTTTGAGTCCTTACTAAAAAGGGGGACGACTTCCAATGGCTAAATTTATGATTAAAAAAGAACCTTTACAACCTCATTTTTTAGGTTTAAATGTTGATTCAGTAGGTAGCGCTGCGGGTAAGTTAAAATTGTGTGGGTTAAAATTGTATCTTTATTTAATGAGTAATTCAGACGGTTATACTTGGAATATGAATCCATCGGCTTATGCGAAATGGTTGGGATTAGATTACGAAACAAGTGGCCGCAGTGTGCGCAAGGCTATAGATGATGGAGTAAAAGATTTAATAGATAATGGGTTTGTTAAAGAAGATAATGGAGTTTTAGTAATTTCGGAACAAATTGTTCCAAAATATTATGGATTTTAAGTAGTTTAGGAACAAATTGTTCCTTTAAAGTGCGCGAGAGGAACAAATTGTTCCGAAAAATGGGAAAATAATAGTTTAGGAACAATTTGTTCCGCAAAAGGACGGAAAAGGGAACTTTTTGTGTAAGTAAAATACTAAAAAATGATGCTTTTTGGAACAATTTGTTCCTTTCAATACTTTTTTAACTCGGAACAAATTGTTCCTAAATTATTGAAGTAGTGTTTAGGAACAATTTGTTCCGGATTTATTATAGATGTTTAGGAACAAATTGTTCCTAAATTACTGGTTTTTGGAACAAAAAGTTCCTATTAATATATAGGCGGAACTTTTTGTTCCGCTTAATAAATAAGCGAGTTTGAATAGCGGTCGCTTCGCTCTCGCTATTCAAACTCTTTAGCGCTGGCCGGGGGTGGGGTAAAATAGAAATAAAAACCGCCGCATAGTTTTGAAATCTCAATTTTGAAAAATATAAAATAATATGGTATAATATAAGTAAGAAAAAGTAAAAGGAGAAAGTTATGGGTAAGTTAGGTACATATAAGAATAAAAATGTATATGATTTTCCAACCTTGGTTGCCGCAATAAACGCCTCAATAGATAACGATATCTTCTCTGTCTATTGGATTAGTGGTAATTATGGAAAAATGCTCTGGAAAGGCGAGGAAATTGCGCATATTCAGAGTGATAGCGAAGGGCTTCACGTAGTTGACTTTGACGAAGAGGTATGGCGTCCGAAGAAAAAGGAGGCTCCTGTGCCGCCTCCTTACGTAAAGGAAGTCTCTGTGTCTTCTGGAACACAGGAGGAGGAACGAAAAACTCCAGAGTTTCCGGTTAAGGAAATGGAAGTTCCACTATATGATGTAAATTGGTATGAGAAGGTTATGAACGAGTTGAATAACCAGTGGGTAAAGATTCGTCCGACTCTTGGAGTATAGAATTGAAAATTTAGAAATTTAATTAAAAATTGGGGAGTAGGTGTGCGAACGGTTTCCGCGCTTAGCCATACTATTCACGTCGTCTCCGTTATCCTCAAGTTGATTTTTTATAAAAAATATAGTATAATAAAATAAAAATGATAAAGGAGTATTATACCCTATGGAAACTATTTATACGCGTCTTGCGAACGGCGAGACTAGCGAAGCCATTGCCGAGGAATTCACCAACGCCCTTAATGAGGCTATGGCCCGCTTTGAAAAAGAGCAAGCAGAAGCCAAGGCTAAAGCCGAAGCAGAGCGCGCTGCCAGACTGGAGCGTGAAGCCAAGGCCGCCGCAAAGCGCAGTGAACTGAAACAGTTGCTCAATGACGCCTTTGCGTTCTTTGCCCGCCACTATCCCGAACTGGGCCTTGTCGAAGGTGAGTGGAAAGAAGATGACCTAAACGCTATTGTTGACCTTACTCTTGCTCTTCTGGATGTCGAGGTTATTAAGACCAGCGCCAAAAGCAAGAAGGTCGATATTGCGTCGACTAAAAAGTCCGTAACCACCGATGATATCTTTGAGGAATTTTTCAAGGGCCTGGGCTTGTAATCCCAAGGTGTAAGAAAGAGTGTTTTAAAGGACGCCTAGTGCGTCCTTTTTTTATATTTAGCGGTTTTCAAAATCCTATTCTTTTCCATTATAATTATATCAAAAATAATAAAAAATGTCAATTTTAAGCGCTTTTATTTGATTTTTTATAAAAAATATGATATAATAAAAGAAAAATGGTTTTTTTGCCGGCGCATTAAGCAAAAAGACACCCGTTCGGCCGCAAAATTATCCTCCACCATATATATTATATAATAAATTTATTAAAAAATCAAATAAAATAGCGAAAAAGCGCCCTGTTTGTCACGATTTTCTTGAAAAACGAACATCTTTTCATTTGACTATTTTTCTTTTCCATAGATGGGCTCCTGGTTCCAATAGAGATGATAAAAAGTAGAAGGGGAAATCGCTAGAAAAACGCATTTCTATTGCGGATGGGGCTAATGCGGCCCTGGTAAAAAATTACATACGAGAAAAGTAGTAAAATGAAGAAGATATTCGTGAAAAGAATTTTGGTAGATAAATATGCTAAATTTTGATGTTCCTGGACATAAAATTTTTTGGGGATGGGTCGGTAGGTTTTTGGGAAAATATAGAATGGCGTTCAAAGGGTTGCTAGAACGAGAAAATTTTCCGGATTATAACGCGGTTTGAAAGTCGGCCTGCTATGTCCCATAGCGGCCGGTCATAAAGCAATGTGCGGTATAAGGGTTTCGGGAAAAATCAAATTTAAATTTTTTATTTGACTTTCAAGAGAAAAAATGCCGCTATGAATAACCGAACGGAAATTCGGGTCGTGAGCATCGCCCACGACCCGGGGTTAACATAAAAACGCACCCTTGTATAGGGTGCGTATATTTATTCAGTTTCCGCAAGGTCGTGCTCACGCAGATAAATTAGAAAATGCCATTCTAACCATTCTGGACTTGCGTTATCAATAAGCCACTGTTGCCAATCAGCAATGCCTTCTTGGTCGCAATAAGTGCGGATGGTCATTTGTTCTTGTTCATTATCGGATTCTTGATATACAAAAAAATCCGTATATTCATCAATCCAGCCTTGCTCAATCAACCACCGCATAGCGGACTTGGGAGAAGTTGCTACACCGATTGCGCCGTGGCATTCCTCGACGATAATAAAAACTTTCATTTTTTTCTCCTATAAGGGGCGGTTTTACCGCCCCTTACTTCTTTCGGTGCTGGGTCAGCGAGAAAGTGAAGTCATTTTCACCAATTTTGAAAGCAATCTTGCCCTGTTTATTGGTTATTTCGACATTTTCGCATCCCAAATCGGTATTGTCGGACAAAAACTGCGCCAAAACTGCGATTAACTCAACCTTGGTCACATTTTCGGTGCGTTTCTTGCCCTCAGTATTCCAATTATAGACCGTGGGGGACTTCTTGGCGGTAGGCTCAGCGGACTTCTTATGCTCGTCAACATTGGCGTACTTCATAGCCTTTTTGTGTTCCTCTGGGGACAAATCCCATTCGTGGATAACACCTCTGTCCGTTTCCTTATCATCCTCAAGCATTTCCTCGATTTGATAATCGGAATATTTCATCCGTCGCATAGCAATTACGCGAGGGTCTTTTTCATTGATAGCCACTTACTTACCTCACTTTCTAGGGAGGGGAGAGGGTTGCCCCTCTCCCTTGGGGGTTTTAGTCCCCCTCGCCCTCAGCAGAGGGCAGAGAGTAGACGGAGCGACCCTTGACCACAGACTTAACCACCTTGCCGTCATTGACCAGTGCGGTCAGCCGGGGGGTCAGTTTCTGAGTATTGGGCACATCAGCCCGGTCAATGAGTTTCACGATATCACCGGCGTTATAGGACACACCGGGGGACATAGCAGAGAGAACTGCGTTCTCGGTAGCCGCATCAGCCGCCATCTTCTCTTTCTGCTTGGGAGTGGGGTCAGCACCCTCACGCTTGGCGTTCTTGTTCTTGGTAATCTCAATCCGCTTTTCGAGGAACGCAATCTGCTCAGCGGACAGGCCGGGGATAGCCTTGATTTCCTCATACATCTGTACAACAGTTTTCTTGGTAGCCATAGTCATTACCTCTTTCTTAATTTTGATTTTTCGTTCCCTTGGGAACACACTTATTATAGCATAAGTTGGGGGATTTGTCAAGGACTTTTTCAAGGGAATTTCTGTTCCACCTTTGTCGACTTGGTATCCGTTGCTCCCAATCACCTTGACAGCACCCTTACCTTGTATACACATTATATCATATAATGTGTAATTTGTCAAGAGGTTTTTTCAACTTTTTTTGTTGGATTTTATCGGCTTTGCGTGCCGTGGGAACTTGTTCTGTTCCCCTCTTGATGTATATATAATATCATATTTTTAATAAAAAATCAAGTTGGAATATTGCACAAGATATTGGGAAAATAAAAGGGAGATTTTGTACAGAATTACCGCTTGACAAAATCTCCAAAGTGTGATACAATTATAAATTACGCTCGCGGCCTCCGGTCTCGAGCGTTTCAATTTAATACTCCCGCTTCTCGCAGGATGCGCTTTGCGCGCTCAATTTCGTCCTCGACTCTTGCGCACTCCACACAGAGAAAGGTCTTGCCGTTCTCTTCGTGAATATGAAAGTCCAAGATATCTCCCGGACGAATGTCTAATTGGTCGCGGAGTTGTGAGGGGATGATGATGCGTCCACTTGAGTCAACTCTGCGTGCGTATTCCGTTTGCTTCATCGTCGCAAAAATTTTCCAATGACCTAGCGTGCGTGAAAAACGACCCTAACACGGAGTGGGTCGGCTTTATCAAAAGCACTTAGATTTCGCAAGGCATCCGCCCGCAAATCTCTTTCATTGGACACTCTTTACAATTCTTCTACTTTTCGCAGAAACGAGCAATGGTAAAAAGTGCCTTTAATAGTTCAAAGGTCATTGTCTTTCTCCTTTCTCTATTTTGTAATTATATTTTATCAAAAATTTTTTGGAAAGTCAATAGGCGGAGCCTTAATGCTCCGCCTAAGTTTTTTACTGCCTTTGGGCAGAAATGTTCAATTAAACCGGACGGTCAAGCGCCAAAACCGCAAGACCCACTAAATCATTTCACCGCTTACCTTTTTCGCAAACAGTACAAGCGGTCCATCGTATCGTCCGCACCAAATGGTGTTAAACACATCTGCTTCGGACATACGGAAGATTTGACCAGACCCTCGCTTATGCCGCCACCACTTGCCATAAAACTGCTTGACATAGTGGAAATCGCCATCGGAGGACACACGGAACGCAATCGCATACTCACCCTTGCGCAAATCGTCCATACTCTCAATCAAGCGCAAGTCCTTGAAATCGTCAAGCATAACCGCTACACACTCAGCGGTTAATACTTCCATTTCCTCTTGGCTTCGATGCTCAAACATACCCCACGCATCTTCGTCCTCAGAGGGGCAGTACCAAGAGAAAGTACCCAGGGCATATCCACCGCAGTTGTAGTCGCTCATATAGGTATTGTCCTCGTTGCGGAGATTATTTGTATTAAACAAATCTTCGGAGAAATCTCTTACCGAACGCCAACTAAACATATTGTTTACCTCACTTTCTGTTAGTATTATATCATAGATTTGGCGATTTGTCAAGTCCCAAATACACAAAACAGATTGAAAACAAATAAGGATACATTCAACACCACAAGGTTAATGCGGTGTGCTTGCCAACAAAACGCAGTACCAAGGGCAGAGCCGGCAAGGAGCAACCAACTGTTATCAATACCGCAGAACGCAAAGATGGCGCAAACCACATAAATCAAGGCGGTTAAGTCAGTAGGGTCAAACTTGTAGGGTTTATTCAATTCAAAGAACTTTTTCATTTCTCTCACCTCTTGGGGATATTATACCACATTTTGGGAGTTTTGTCAAGGGTTTTTTACCAAAAAAGTTGGAAATTTTTTATTCCAAAGGTCAATCAAAATCGAAATTCTGCTCCTTGGCGCAAGTCAAGGAGCAGACCGAAGTCTGCTCCTTTTTTACTGTCCACGGGGGACGGACATTACCACCTTGTATCTCTTTCCGCAATAGGTGAATAAAAATTCACGCTCGGGGTTTACAATCTCCAAATCGTCAAAATTTCTCACCACATTGGAAAGTAGATAAATCAAGGTGCGCTTGTCGGCATCCTCTTTGCGCTCACGCACCGCCTTTTTGGGGGTGTCGGTGCGGTCTGCTCGTCTTGCCTTTTTTGCCCCCTCTTCCAGTTCGGGGTCAAGAGGAAAAAGGTTTGCTCCTCGGTCGATTTCTCGGTCGCATTTCAGCATATCCTCGATTTCTTCCTCGGTGTAGCCTTGCGCCCTCATTCGCTCGACTTGGGTGGGGGTCTGTGCCCCCACCGATTAACCCTCGTCTGCGGTGTCCGCAGGCAGAGAGTAAACGGAGCGACCCTTTTCGACCGCCTTGGTCAGGCGACCATCGCTCACCAGGCTGGTCAGCAGGGGGGTCAACTTCTGAGTGTTGGGAATGTCGGGGACATCAACCAACTTGACGATATCACCTGCGTGGTAGGAAACACCAGGGGTCATGGCGGAAACTACCTTGTCGCAGAGCAGGGCGTTATGCGCCATCTTCTCTTTCTGCTTGGGGGTAGGCTCGCCGTCCTTGCCAGAGGCGTTCTTCTTCTTGGTGATTTCGATGCGCTTGGCCAGGAAGTCCTTCTGCTCCTGGGTCAGGCCGTTGATTGCCAACAGTTCCTCATACATCTGTACCACAGTTTTCTTCGTTGCCATAGTCATTACCTCTTTCATAAATTTATTTTGTAGGGGGTGGCGCCCCTTACATTATGTATTATAGCACATTCCGTGCGATTTGTCAAGCACTTTTTTTTCGTATTAGGGGAGCAATTTGCTCCCCACATACGCATCGACAGTACCCAAAATCCGAAAAGGGAAAAACTCGATACCCATTGCCCACTTGTTTTTGGTGCGCTTGACGATTTCCGCAAACAACTGACTTTCGATTGCGCAATCCTCAATGGCGGTATGACTTTCCTCAAAATCGGTTTGACCGCTGAAGAAACGGAACGCAGTTTCCGCAGAAGTCTTGAAATACTTTCCGCTTGCGGTTGCCCACTTTTCGTCAAGACACATCTGCTTATAGGCATCGCAATTCAAAATGTGCTGACAAGTCAAACCCCAAAGGTCGAAAAGGGGATAGGTCTTGCCACGGAAACGGAAAATATCTTCCTCAAAAGGAGTAGTGCCAGTAGTCTTGCCACCGTGGGCAAGCCAATCGCAAGTGCGCTCTTGCCAAGCAAGCCAGTTGTGATAATCGGTGGAATACAGTTTGCTGACATACAACTCGGTAAAGGGAACGGCTTTTTTGAAGTCGAACATAGAATTGTACGCACCCACGGCTTCCACCACTTCAAGGTCTGCCAAGAAGTCGGTCATAGCGGTCTGCCAATCGGTCAAGATGATTTCGCCCTTGCGCAGTTTTTCAAGATAGATAGGTCTTTTGTCCGCATAATAGGCGGTATCGAAAATGGACGGAACAGAGAAGATTTCGGAGATAAGGAAGTTTGTGGAATTGTAGATAACGCCATTTCGGTCTACAATCTTCCACCCAAGGTCATAAATTAGCGGTTTCGCAATCGCAATGCTTTTCCGCTTGACCTCATCGTATTTGCTTGCGCATGGCAAGGTCGCAGTTTCGCAGTCAAGCACCATATAATACTTTCTGCGCTTGTCATATTTCGGCATTTATAAAACCTCGTTTCAAGTTAGTCAATGGGTTTTACCATCGTTCCCCCATTGCTCTATCATTATATCACAAAACCGCCCATTTGTCAAGCACTTTTTTTACTGGGGGTGGGGGGTCGGCTCGGTGATTACTTAGATATTCTACCACAAAGTTTCCAAAAATTCAATTGGCAAATTGTACAAATTACGGGAAAAATTTTTGTTGATTTTGCCTATTGACTTTCGGCCCAAAAAATGGTAAAATGGAATTTTATTCTAAATTCTGCTTGTTGACGTTCGCCAACAAGCAGACCAAAACCCCCACCCGGGTGGGTGGGGGTTAAGTTTACATAATTGCTCCCATTAACTGGTCAGCGGTCAACTTGAATTTCTGCATCACGGAGCATCTGTCAACCAGGGGTTCCGGCAGACCATACACCATACCATTGACCGCAAGGTTCATCGTGCCGATGACCATAAAGCCGTCCTTGATATGGACAGTATTGCCCTTGTACTGGAACTCGGTCTTGCCGTCCAAGATGCCCTGGAGGAAACGCAAACTGTCAAAAGGCAAGAGGTTGATTTCGTCCATAGTAATGGGCGTGCCCTCTTCCATACACCGCCAAAGCATAGACGGCTTAAAGGTTGCCTTGCCGTCCACAAAGACGAAATCTTCCATAAGGTCAGCCGGGAGCATGGAGTTATTACAGACCACGCATCTGCCGTCGGTTTCTTTCTGCGCTTGGGTGGTCTTGCCAGTACCGGCAGAGCCGTAGTAAATCTTAAAGCGGTTGTTAACATTGTGAGAGGGGGCAACCGCAGACACCGCCTTAAGAATGTTCTTAAACTCGGCGGACTTCATCTTCTCGAACACTTCCGGGGCGTAGGGACTATCCACCAACTCGAAGTAGTTGTGGATATAATCGGTGGCATCCTTGGAAGAAGATACCAAGCACCGGGCAAGGGAATTGATAAACCGGAAATTGGGTTCAAACTCAAACTCGGTGAAGAAATCCATAAGCCGGGCAATGCCGTCCCGGAGAATTTCCTTAGGGTCGGTCACAGAGGTTTCACCGCAAGGGAAAAAGATGGGAAGTTTGCCTTGCTCTTGGAGTTCCGCCAAGACAGCCGGGCGCTTAGCAGTGCCAACCTTGCGACATTCTTCATAAAGCATTTCCAACTCGGAAATCCGGGAGGGGTCGGTTTCAATGGACTTTGTGCCATTCAGCACCACCACGAAAGAGCCGTTCTGCTTAGCGGTAATATCCAACACATTATTGATATACATAGTATTTTCTCCTTTTCGTTTTTATCGAAATGCCCTTGCTAGGACATTTTTCAGATTATTGAGTAATTCATCGGTGTAATTTTTGGTATAGATTACTTTGGCTCGATTAACTGTGTCAGCAATGTATCGTTCATTTTCCCGGTCGGAAATAATGGTACAGTTGCTAAAATCGAACGCCTTAAAGTTCTTGCGGTGTCTAGGTCCGGCATTGGAGAACGCATCTCCGTCAAACAGTACAATGTTGTAATTGTAGGTGTTAGGCTTTTGGAGAGAGCGGAAAATATCATAGATATCATTATCTAAGTCATTACCGCCCCGGCAGTTAATAACTCGCTCCCTAGCAGTTTTAACCACTCTTTCTCCGCACCCACAGAACACTACATCAAGGGTAAAGTTGGGGTTTTTCTTTTCTACCCGGGAGAGAGCAGAAAGAATTTGGTTGACCAACTGCTCTGACGGATAAAAACTACCGGAACAATCGATGAATAGATTGAGATGGAGAGTGCCGTATTTGTTATTGGAATTTTGGGTAAAGGGGCGGTCAAAGATTTTCCAATCTTCCCTATTTACCGCCCGGGGGTTCAATACCCCGGAATAACCACCGATAGCCGAACCGCCCTTATTGCGCTTGTTGAAGCCGTCAATAATAGTTTGGAAATAGGAAATAAGGGACAGGTCTGTTTTACTATCGAAAAACTCTTCCATTAAGTTTCGGATAGTATCTTCATCCAAGGCTTGCTTTGCGCTTTCACCTTGTCCGGGGGTCATAGTATCGGTATTGCCGGGTTCACCCTCGCTGTTATCGTCCCCGGGTCGGACATCCCCGGAATAGCTCTGTTCTTGCTCTTGGGGATTTTCCGGTTCATCAATCTCCCCATAGAGGTCCATAATGGCATAGTAATATTCATAGATTTTGCCACTATGCTTGGTTGCTTTGGTTAATGCCTTATAAGTATCGATGATTTCTTCGACCTTTTTCAGCAATTCCGGCTTGCCGGAGCGAAACCGCACCAAATTGTAAAAAGCAGTAAACTTATCAACTGCCGGGGGGACTTTGCCAATTTCAAAGCCATTGAACAGATATACATTGGATTTGAAATCAACATCGTGGTAATACTTTGCCAAGAGGGTTTCCATGCGTTCATCCTCAAAGACATTCACTACATCATTCCAAGGCATTTTTGGGGTCATAAAGGCGTGGGATACTTCGTGGTAAAGGATACCACGGATAATCCGTTCCTTATAGGGACTATTGTCCGTGGTATTGGCTAGGGCGGTACAAACTTGGGGGTACGATACCACTATGGCATCGGTATTGGGGCAGTAATAACTGGTTCCGTCCTTTTCCCCAATGTCAACTTTTACCCCTCGCTTGGCATACAAGCCGATAGGCAAGGTCTTGACGATTGCCTGTAATTCTCTTACACTGATTTCCATAAGCATTTCCTTTCCGTTCGGATTTGCGCTCCTTACATTATGTATTATAGCACAAGTTGAACGATTTGTCAAGAGGTTTTTTAACTTTTTTTAGAAGTTCCGTTCGGTGTCCCCTCTTGATTACATAGACATTGTATCACAGAATATGGGATTTGTAAAGATGGCAAAATACACAAAATTCCGGGGTAAAAAATTGCTAAAACTGGTTATTTTCCATAATTCGCTTCGTGGGGGTAGTCCACGAAGCGCTGAAAAAAGAGGGGGCATTTGCCCCCTCTTATTCCAATTTAATAGAAATATTAAAACCGAACAACATTCGCCCAACGAAATTGATTGCCACCACGATGCCCACGCAGACCCAAAAGCCGAGAATGGGGGCACCGAGATATTCCACGGCAAGCCAGTTCCAAAGGAGCATAAACACCCATCCCTCCAGGCAGAAGGCTCCAAAGACAAGGCCGGCAAGCAGTACCACCAAAAGAATGATGGTAAGGGTAGCCAATAGGCAACCGCTATTCTTGTACAGTTCTCTTACACCACGCATTTTATTTACCTCACTTTTTATTATAGCCATTTCGGCTTGTTTACGGCTTTTATTCGTTCGAAGAGTTTCTTGGCTTCATTTTTATTGTATTCATCGTCATAATCCTCTTCAATCATTTGCGGAATAAGGTTCTCCCAATCTCCGCACCAGTAGCCGATGAACCGCCACCAAAAGCGCAAAGTGTTTTCTTCCCAATCGTTTCTACATATGCCCATCAGCCGCCAATACCAAACCAAGGAAGCAATGGGAACATAAATGATAACAGCAAGCAATGGGATAAGTACCGCCAAGCCAACCACAAGGCCGACGATAAGCCAGGCTTCGCCCAGGAAAAGGGTAGCCAATTCAAAAACAACAAAGGCTATTGCGCCCACGAAGAGTAAAACTTTCTTCAGCCATTCTTTCTGCATATTATTCATCGGTAATAATCTCCTTTTCCAACCTCTTGGAAATACGAGCAATCTCTTTGTCGATTTTGCGCACTTCAAGATTAAGTTGTATCTTCTTGTTGAAGAGTTCGGTAAGCCGTTTATTCAAATACTGCTTTTCTTTTTCATCCATTTCCCTCACCTCTTGGTATTATTATAGCACAAGTAGGCTGATTTGTCAAGGGGTATTTTACAACCCCAAGACTTTTTTCAGCACTTCGCAGATATCGCAATCGGTGGGGTCATAGGCATCACCCAAATGCCAACCCTCACGCACCTTGGCGTTATCGTCGAAGAGGATTGCGGTTTCACCGCTTGCGAGGTCGATATGGCGACGAACACTGTCTGCCTTGGTTGCCCCATATTTGACGCCGTGGAAGTGGTCAATGGGCAGACCCATTGCCTTGAGCCAAGCCTGCTTGGCAATTCGCACCAATTCATCGTATTGGGGATTGGTGTCCTTGGAGAGCCAGGTGATAACACGGACTTCGATGCCACGATGCTGAGCCACCTCAAGCAGAAAAGCCAGTTCTTCCATATCGCACATAGGCTCAGCCATCAAATAGGGGGAAGCATCATAGGCACGCAGTTTGGTCAACCAATCCGGCACGCCATAGAGGTCGGCAATTGTGCCGTCCATATCAAAGCAAATCATTTTAGGCATAATTATCATTTCCTTTCCCTTTTGGTACTGTTATTTTATCACATATTACGGGAAAAAGCAAGAGGGCAAAATACACAAAGTTTGCGGAATAAAAAATGCGTAATTTGGTTATTTTAACGAATTCGCTTCCTGACCCCCGGCCAGGAAGCGGCAAAAGACCCCACTCCGAAGAATGGGGTCTTAAGTTTACATAATTATTACGCCTGCCATACGGCTCAAGGTCGCGTTAAAGTCGGCGGTAGTGGCAGTTTCTTTGCGGTCGAATTTACAACCTGCTAAGGTTTCATCAACCACATTGATGAAGTTGTCAGGGAACACGGACTTGGGGAGGAAAGTGGCAAGATTTGCCATAATCAGTTCCACATCAACTTCGGTGGTAATGCCGTGATGCTTGGAGTAGTCTGCCAAAATGCCCTCGGCGGTTTCAATAGCCGCGTTGCCGCACAAAGGAGCGATTTCCACCTCATTGAAACGACGGGCAAGAGCCTTGTCTTTCATCAGGATTTTTGCTTCATCGGTAGTGGTTGCTCCGATTACTCGGATATCGCAACGGGACAGAGCAGGTTTGAGCATCTGTGCCACGCCAGAGCCGCCCTCGCATTCTCCTGCGTCGATAATTTGGTGAATTTCATCGATAAACAGAATGATGTTGGGATATCTGCGACATTCATTCAGCAATTCTTCAATGCGCTTTTCAAGGTCTCCACGATATTGAGTACCGCTGACCAAGGCAGACAGGGGAAGGTCATACACCACGCAGTTGGACAGAAAGGCGGATGGCACCTCTGCCTTAGTGGGCATAGGCTCGTTGAAATCTTGGTCGCTATACCAAGCATTATCCCGGGCTCTTTCCCAAGCCTTTGCCGCTTTGCGATAGGTTTCTTCTGCGTAGACTTCTTTTTCAGTTTGTAGGATGGCTCGCTCTGCCAGTACCGCCGCCACGCCCTCTGCTATGGCGGTTTTGCCGCAACCTGCCGGTCCAGTCAGTAGAACATTTGGCTTGGACTTGCGGAGCAGGATTTTTTGGATGGAAGTGATGGGGGTCTCTCGGTGATAGCAGGGGTCAAGTTTGCCATCCATATACATCAGGGTCAAGTTGCGTCCCACCTTATTAAGAGTGGGACACGCCATACCATTGATTACTCGACGAAATTCCGCCTTTGCTTTTTCGTTATAACTCTTTTTTGCCATAATTACACCCTCGCTTTATTTTGTTCTTCCGCATATTTACGGTTTTTCTTTACCATATGGATAACCCAACTGGGAGTTTTGCCCTCGTACAGTGCGCTGACTTTTGGCTGACTTGCGATATAGAGAGTAATTACTATAGTCTTTTGCTCATTCAGCACAAGGATAACGCCCGTGTCGGTCAAGCACTGCCAAGAGGTGCGACCCTTTTCGTCGGTAGCGTGAACCTCTTTGATAATATTGCCGATGCCGATGGTCTGCATAATATATACGGCTCGGTCAAGTCTGTCCTCGCTGATGTGGTATGTGATATTTCGCTTCATCATTTTTCAGCACCCCCATACATAATTGCTTCAAAAGACGGTTTATAAGTGGTATTCCACTTGGTTTCCAAGATGGTATATTCATCATCGGAAACATTGTGTTCTATGATATAGAACTGGAGTGCGCCAAAGGCTTGGTTAAAGAAGGTCTTTGCGTAGTCGGGGGTCTGACTTGCCCATTTGAGCAAGGTTTCGATGTGCTGAAGCAGTTTTTCCATTTTTCATTCTCCTTTTGGTCGGTGGTGTGTTCCTTACTTACAAGTGAATTATACCACAGCCGAACGGATTTGTCAAGGGGTTTTAGGAAAAAAATTTGAAAAAATTTTTTGCGAATTTGCGGACGAAAAAATGCGAAAGGGGTTTACATAATAAAATTCCGCTCGTTGCGCAGGACAACGAGCGGCTCAAAAAATGACCTCGGAGGGGTCTGCCCCTCCGAGGAACTTTTATACTGTATATAATTCCCAACTTGCGGTTTTGAGCCAGTCTACTCAACCTCTCAAGCCAGTAGGCTCTATCTCCGAGGTAGCCAACCTACTAACTAGACCATATGCGACCACAATCCTTTCATCGTCCTGATACTTTGGGAGCCAACCCCACGAAGGCAATACAAACAGGTGTTAAAATATCTTGGCTATTATGGGCGCCACCCCTAAGTCCAAGTCATACGCAATACCCTTTCTGCCATTCGCATCCAACGCCTTTGTGGGAGAGGGCGCATCCCTTACCTTGTATTTGTATTATATCACAGATTGCTGGGTTTGTCAAGTATTTTTTATGCTTGATAAAGTTTTTCTTTTTTCTTGCATCTGCGATTATGTCGCAATGCCCACATCCACATCTTAAAATCAAATTCTTTAAGAGGTGTCATTCATTATCACCCCTTTTCATCTTTTGGCGGTTGTAGCGTTTCTTGCTTTCCACCCTAGAGCCACGCTTGCGGAACGCAAGGTACTGCTGAAGTTCCTCGCCCTCTTTTTTGAACATTCGGCGGTCAATTTTTTTAGATTGTTTTGCCATTTTTATTACCTCACTTTCTAATAATAATATAACATAAAAAGAGGGTTTTGTCAACCCTCTTTTTACATTTCCTCTGCTTTTAAGCAAGCCACCCATTCTTCCAGTTCGTTGGTGCTTGCCTTGATATTGGCGACGCAATCTTCTAAATCTTCGATTTCGCCAGTAGTACGATAATGAGCCGCCCATTCACACTCGCCGTGAATATTGCCAAGACATTTGGCGATATTCATCATAATTGTTTCGTGGCTGTATCCGATTTCCATTATCATTCATCTCCTTCCTTGGGGCAGTAGCGGTAGGGGTCATCACCCTTGGGGTCATACTTGGGGTTCCAAGGCAGGTGAACCAAACCGATGAACGCCCAGCCGATAAGAGCGAGAACGCCCAAGAAAATGATTTGAGAGATAGTAGGTGCCATAAGTAATTACTCCTTTCTGTTGGTACTGGTATTGTATCACATTGTGGGATTTTTGTCTATTGGCATTTTACACAAAAATTGGGCGTAAAAATTGGGTAAGTTGTATATATTTCAAAATTCCTCTCGCATCGCCCGCGTGCGAGAGGCTGAAAAAACCGCCCCCCTGGTCTAGGGGGGCAGAACTGTATCAGTTTTTAGCCTTGACTTCGACCACCCGGGTGGTGGAAAGGAAGTCCAGGATGCCCAAGACCCGCCGCAGTTCGGCAGTGTCAAGGCATTCGCCGGTGTTGGGGTTCTCAAGGATGAGGTCGTCCCCATAGTGGTCGAGAACCTGGCGGACCACATTCTCGGCATCGCACAGGACACAGAAGTCTTTGGAAGTCAACTGGTTAATAGCAAAGGGTCTCATAGAAAATTTCATAGGTTATAACCTCTCTTTCATTTGGTACTTGTATTATAGCACGGATTTGAAAATTTGTCAAGCGTTTTCTTCTTGAAATTCTTTCCAAATTTTTACGCACAGTTTGGTAAGCACTACCATTGCGACGGCCAGGCCGGCGGCAACCACGCCCACCATAATCCAGCCAATAATGTCGGGAATTAAGCAAATAAATTTCAACATTTTAGCGCCCTCCTCTTAATAGGTATCGTAGCCGTAAATTTCGGCGGTTTCATCGTCGACCACATCAAGGAAGTCGACTTCATCAAGGTTGAAGCCATTTTCTTCAAGGATTGCTTCGGCCTCTTCGATGGTTTCGCATTGTACGAAGAAGTAGCCACCGTTTTCAAGGTCTTCACAAAGGTAGTTATTCATAGTTATCGTTTCCTTTCTCTTGGAGGGTCATCCCTCTCTGTGAGTATATAGTAGCACACTTACGGGATTTTGTCAAGGGGTTTTTTGAAAAAAGTTTCAAAATATTTTTTCTCCAAAGTGAATAATTATTTAAAACTCGTTTCGCTGCGGCCCACAGCGAAACGCTCAAAACCCCTCTGCTTTTTACACAGAGGGGTTTTGAGAAAGGAGTACCATGAAGTGGTGACCGCTGAGAGACTCGAACTCTCGGCCCACGGATTAAAAGCCCGTTGCTCTACCAACTGAGCTAAGCGGTCATACCAGGGTGATGGGTGGGACTCGAACCCACAATCCCACCGACAAGTCAGCAGGTGCTTCCCAATTAACTTACCATCACAGTTGCTTTGTAGTAGGCATAATCCGTCATTCCTTCAGCAAAACGGCACTGGTTCACACTTATATACCGCAAACCTACACACCTTGCGGTCGGGTCATTGGGTAGAGGTCTTACTGACTCTCGTGGGTCTGCCGTTCTCTCGGTTGCCTTACCCTCGCCTGTTGTGTCTTAATTATATCACAAACCTTGCGATTTGTCAAGACCCTTTTTAAAAAATTTTGGAGGTAATGGTGGGGCTTGTCCCTCCAAGACAGATGTTAGGACGGAGTCGAACCGCCTTGCCGCCTTTCCCAAGCCGCTTACCGTGCCTATCCCATCTGCCTTTGTGCCCTTATTGTATCACAATTTGGGCGGTTTGTCAAGGGGTTTTCAAAAGTTTTCTTGGACTTTTTTTCAACCAACACCACTCGCTCGGCCGTTGCGTACCCCAAGTGGACTCCCTTGTAACTGGGGTATCTCGTCTGTCATTCCCTCTTGACAATGATAGTATACCACAGACCGCACCAAAAGTCAATGTGTAATATTAGACAAAAACGGGAGAAAATACGGCCGAAAGTTTGTACAAATTGCGAATTGATTTTTTGTCAAGGGCGTGATATAATAGAAATTCTGCGCGCCTCACTCGTGGGCGCGCAGCCGAAAGGAAAACCCCAAGGTTTCCCTTGGGGGTTATTCCGCACACCATACCAGTTGCCCCTGTTTCCGAGGTGCCCAGCCGTAAATGCTTTGCTGGTTCATTACCCGGCCAACCGCCAGGGCGTTTTGCTTGGTGGAGATACGCTTACTAATGTCCACATAGTAGACCCCGTTGCTGAACCAGATGCCAATATTACCGGTACGACCCAGGCCCCTATGGAGAATAATGCTGACCTCTTCCGGGGTCTTACATTCTACGCCGGCGATGCCGACTTGCCAACCGGTTTTATACTGTACAATTTTGCCGTTGCGAAGGGTCAAGCCTTCATCATTGGCCAAGTTGCGGATGGTGCGAACATTGATACGGCGATTAGTGATGTACTTCATAATTCATTGTCCTTTCTCTTGGAGATTTCCTCTCCCTTTGTGATATTAGTATATCATAGCCTAATGGATTTGTCAAGCATTTTGTGAAAAAAAGTCAAGTTTTTTTATTCGTCATTTTGCACAAAAAAATTGCCAGGAATTGTTTATTTTGTAAATTCTGCGCGTGGCAATGGACCACGCGCAGTCGAACAAAAAAGACGACCGCCTTAGCAGTCGTCTGTAATACACCCGGAATATGGGTCATATCCCATATCGGAGTCAATGTCCGCCGGCTCGTAGTCCTCATCCTCGTCGGAGTCAATGTCCGCTGGCTCATCCTCGTCGGAGCCAAAAATGGACTCCTGACACTTGGGACAAATGCCGCTGATGAGTTGCTCTCGCTCGGTGGGAGTCAGTTCAGGCATTGCGCGCTGGATAAGGGTGCCGTTTTGCCAAGAGATATAAGAGTGATAATCGACCTCGACAGAATGGGTTTTACGGCAGAAGGGACAGGTATTGTTGATAGTAATGTTAGCCATAGAGAATACCTCCAAAAGAAAGATGATAGCGGTGGGACTCTTGCCCCTCCTTGATGATACCAGTATATCACGAGATACGGGAAAAGTCAAGTTGTCATTTTGCACAAAATTTTAGATTGAAAAATATGTAAATTGTATAAAAATCATAAATTCTGCTCGCCACCCCCGCAGGCGAGCAGCCCGAAAGAGGTGTGGTTGTTCGCTACCACCAAACGCTCCGCCTAGTTAAATTATTGCGGCTATTGGTGCGGGTTTGCGAGATTGCCCGCTTCTGTTCGCCCTTGACCACCCTGGCGACCTGGGGAGAGTTTTCAAGCACTTGTCCGCCACTCACAACCAGACTCTTCACACAGAGAACGGGAGCATCGACGCCCGTGCTGAACGCACATAAGCCGCACTGTCGGCCGCTTTCCTCGCCTCACCTTGTACTTGTATTATACCAGTAGATACGGGAAAAGTCAACTGGTAATATTATACAAAAAATTGGTTTGATTTTTTACCAAAACTAGTTAAAATGCTAAACTCCTCGCGCCTGGTCCGTAGGCGCGAGGCTCAAAAATATGGGAGTGTCCTCGTATGAAGGACACTCCTTAATCAACATATTCGTAAAATTCGACTTCCCAATCCCAGAGTTCGGTGTTCACGATGCCGGCGCGCCGGAACGCATCATTTGCTGTATAGCCGAAGAGGATTTTCTTTTCGTTGGTATGAGTATTGCGGATATGGAACTCGTACATATTGACTTTCCTTTCTATTGGAAGATTAAAGAGGGTAGCATAGTTTTTTGAATCAGCCGCAGATTTCTGCGGCTTCTTCTTCGGTGACTTCCACGATTTCTTCCGGGTGGATGCCCTGTTCATAACAGAAGATTTCTGCCAGTTCATAGGTATCAAGGACTTCGCAACCAATTTTTGTTTCGACCAAATACTTCATAGTGATTACCTCTTTCATATCTCTTTTTTGTACCTTAATTATAACATCAAAAAACTAATTTGTCAAGGAGTTTTTCGGGATTTTTTATGCTTTTTACAAATTTTTCATTTGCTTTCAAAATTTTATGGAAGGTTTAAAGAGGGTGAAATTCTGGGGCTGGACGCCCCAGAACGATGACCATAATTAAATGCTGCGCGTTTTGAAGTGTTCGTGTGCGGAAATCTGTGCCAAAGGCAGGGTGTCCTCAATGGAAACACGATTACCGCAATTATCCAGGACTAAATATCCTTCTTCGCCCAAGTCGTGAATGTGATATTGCCGTATGGCGGAAGCGGTAGCAATAGTATATTGCCAATGGTTATCAGTGAAACGCAAAATCATCATAAAATCTATCCCTTTCTTTAGGGGTTTATCCCCTCTTGATGGTATTATTATATCATAGACAATATAACTTGTCAAGGGTTTTTTAAAAAAATTTTTATAAAGTTTTTGACAACGGTTCCGGGCGTATCATATAGAGTGTCCACCGGTCGCGTACACTTTCAATTTTTACCACGGGGCCGGGTGTATTAAAATTCGGAGCGTGGCCACCGACCACGCTCCGGGCAAGGGTTTAATCGCGCATATTAACCCTATGAATTCGGGATATACAAGCCCCATACATTTATTTTCATTTTATTTTCGTTTAGTCTGAGGGTTTCATTTGTTTCCTGCCTGCGGAGTATGACACCCTAAAGGGCGCAGGCAACCGGTATAGAGCCCTATAAAGGAAAGGGCGGTTTGTCCGCCCTTTCCTTAATATCTATACTGTCCATTTTTATCAATATGTCTTTCTGTCCAAGTATCAGAGGCATAAGCATTACGCCGACTATGACGCAATAGACCAACGCACAGAAAGGCAACCGCACAGATAAGCAGTATAAACAACCCCACTATTTCACTATTGGTTGGTATGATTACCATATGAAAACCCCCTTAAACATTAGACCATACCGCAATGTATCTGTTGCCGTATAGATTAGTAATGGTTAACTTTTCCGTGTGGAAATAGAAAACCGCAGTATTAACAGTTATAGTATAATGATATAAATCACGCCAGTCAAAAGCATTATGCTCTGCATAGGCAAGTATGGCGTGCTTGATATCCTTTGCCGTGACTTCCACCACTTGGTCACTATTGACTTCTTGTATGTGTATAACTACCATATATATCCCCCTTGTTATGGTGTGGCTATGGGGCATTTGCCCCATAGCTTTATTTGTGCATTGCCCAATACTGGTTCAGGCTGTCTGCTACATAGACTTTATTGCCAATAAGCCATACCCAAACATATTCACATTTGTGGTATGTAAAGCGGACAGGTTCACCACGCAAAAACGGAAATGCCCAACTGCATCGGTTGGCGTTTGGAGTTAATTCCTGCTGTATGTATAAGATTTCTTCTACCTTATCAAGCAAGTGTTCACTGCCAAGTGTGGCGGTGACAATTTCGCAAGTGTCCAAGAACTCAATGGAAAAGGTGTCTTGTGCCATATATACAAACCTCCTTGTTATGGTGGGGGGCGGAAGTCCGCCCCTTTATTCCTCTCTAATAATGACAGTGTAGCCGTCGCAAGATGCGAACCTTTGCACGAAGCCATGCTTTTTGAACTTGACCACCACATAATCCGTCCCTATGTGGATAATGTCATAGATGCTAAGGTCGACGGGGTCGCCGAAAAGGTCTGTGATGCTGACAATTTTCTTCATGTTTCAACCCTCCACATATTGACCATTCCCAAGATACCGCCCTTGTGTGGTGGGCTTGGAATAGGTAGGCGTGGCGGTGTAATAGTATCCGCTTGCCTTGCTACCGCTTGCGTTGGCGTATGCGGTGGAGTAATTGCCACGGGTGGAAGGGTTGAAGCGGTTTACATCACGGGAGCGGTCCGGGGAATAACTAAATCCGTTTGAGTTGTTGCCGTACATCATAATTTTTTTACCTCTTTCATTTTATTGGGTGGCTAGGGTTTAACCCCTAGCCATAAAATCAGCCTTGCAAGTGTTCACGGCTTCGCTGTAATTGTAGGCATCGAAGCTCCATGTATTATCGCCTTCACGGATGCACAAATAATGTGCTTCTTCTTCGGTGGATTGGTCAACAATGTAATATGTTGCCTCTCCCTTGATAAGGTCGAACATTTCCAAAGTGGTAAAACCTTGGCTCTTGATTTTTTCGTAAACTTTCATTTTGCAGTACCTCTTTCAATCAAGTTTTTGTCGTGGTGTGTTTCACCTGACACAGATATGATACCACAATAAAAAACGCTTTACAAGCCGTAATGTTGCACAAAAATACCGGGGGGTGGTGGTCTTGTTTTTGTGTAATTTGACTAAAAAAATAGAAGTATCTTTTGATACACCCGGGGGCGTGTATTTCGGGCGTTTGCTTTTATTTTTTGTTTATTTATTTATTGTCTGGTAAAAAAACTTCCTAAACGGTTTTCCATTTCGGATTCACGATAAAATATCCCATATCCCCAATTCCTCATAGTATAGGAGGGTTGCCTCTCCTATACACACGCTATAAAGACCGGATTCTTCGGAGTCCCGCAACGCTTCCTCCAACCACTTTCTATCCTCCTGGAATTCCTCCAAAATCTCTTGGAATCCAGTAGTGCGTCCGACGATAAAATGCGCTAGGCCTCTCTCCTCATATTGCGACAAGTCAACTGCTTGATAGTCGTATGGCTGATTTGCGGCTAGGCTTACCAATAGCGTTTTGACTTTGATGTGTTTGGGCAGAATTGTTAAAGGGATATTGAAGAAATTTTCTGACATTTCTGCGTTTACTGGAATTTTTATTAGCGCGCTTTCCAATTCTCCGTCTCCGAAAAGACTTTCTAATTTTTTAGAAACTAACTCTTCAATCGAAACCCAATTTTTCTTTTTAAAAATTTTATTCAATAGCGTTTGAAGACTTTTGCCCAAACGCTTAATAAATTCACCCATAAAATTCTTCTCCTTTTATTTAGTATTTTTATTATAATAAAATTTTTTTAAATTGTCAATCTAAAAAAATTTGACAATCTGGAAAAATTCTGATATAATAAGCCTGTAAGAAACAAAAACCTGGAGGTATAAGATGATAAAATTAGATTACTCTTTAGAATCTCCAGAAGAACGAAATAAATTAGTCTAGCAAATTTTAGATGAACCCCGTGATGAAGAATTAAAACCGGGCTATCTAGAGGTGTTGGCTGATTATTTAATTCTTTGTATGGAGAAACAAGAAAAAAAGGAGCGCAGTATTCTTACCGATAATCGTTTAGTTACGATTAACAAGCGTGAAACTTCTTTTGAGGGTCTTGTTTCCCAGTTTGAAAATGGCGAAGATGGCGTATATAGTATAATGACTGAAGATAAAAATTAGATTTTTCAACCAAAAGTGTCAATAACAAAATAGGATATAGAAGAAATTCCACATTTAAAATAGTTAAGAGAGGCTATTGAATATTGGGAAAAGAAATTACAAACCGCGTCCGGTCGTGATGCGTTTATAATTAAAAAGACTTTAATTGATTTGCGTAAAGACCAATATGTAATAAAAAACGCATATCGTGGTCCTATCGTTTTTACGCAAGCGGTGCGTTCATCAAAAAACTTTATTCCACTTGATGGAGAAATTACTGTTAACGACGAAGGTCGTGCGGTAGGCCAGGGCATTACTTTGATTGACCCGGCTGTGTGTTCCGCAATTTTATGTAATTATTCTAAATTAAAACAAGATAGTTGGGGTAATTTTGAAAGTGATACTTGGTATTTAATCTATGATTTTGAAACCATTTGTGATATGGCTCTTAAGGACTATCCCCTATATATGAAAATTGTAGAATATAAAATAGATGGAATGTAGAATATAGATATTCAAGAAGCCTTATAGCAAGAATTTGGTATTAAACACTCTCTTGAATACATATCTTCCCTATGGCGCAAGAAAATCCCCCAACTTATTGCGTCCGCTGCTGAGGACCAATATTTGGATTGGTATTTTATGAAGGAAGCCAAGGGTAAATATAAGCGTTGTAGTCGCTGTGGGCAGATTAAGTTAGCCAATAATAAATATTTTTCGATTAATAAAACTAGTAAAGATGGCTGGTACAGTATTTGTAAATGTTGCCGTAGTGTTAAGGGCAAATCAGTATAATTCTTGAAAAAGCCACTTTATAGACTATTGAAAGGAGAATTATATTATGGCAGATGATAAATTTTATTGTGAAAGTTGTAATACCACGAAGAGCGCAGAAAACTTCTATTTATCCAACAATTTAGAAAAGTATCCAGAAGGTAAGGTAAAATTATGTAAAAGATGTATGACCTTACACGTTGATAACTGGAATCCTGATACTTATTTATGGATATTACAAGAAATTGATGTGCCTTATATTCCTGAAGAATGGAATAAATTATTGGCATCCTATGGAAAAGACCGTAGTAAATTAACCGGTATGACCATTTTAGGACGCTACTTATCTAAAATGAAACTAAAGCAATTTAGAGATTTTAGATGGGCTGATAATGAACATCTCCAAGAGATGGCTAATAACAAAATTGAGACTACTATGAAGCGTCAAGGCTATAGCGCCGTTGAAATTGCGGAAGCAATTAACAAGGCCACCTTTACCCTTCCCGAAGAAGTTGCGGCTCCGCCCGCTGAAACGATTGGTAAAGATGAAATAGAAATCACTCAAATTGAAGATTATTTTGACGATGGCGCAACTGACAGTTTAGTAGCAGAATTAACCGAAGAAGATAAATTATATCTTCGATTAAAATGGGGTAAAGCCTATAAACCAGATGAATGGATTGAATTAGAAAATCTATATAATGAAATGATGGAGTCTTATGATATTCAAACGGCTGGTCATAAAGATACCCTTAAATTAATTTGTAAAACTTCTTTAAAAGCCAATCAATTAATAGATATGGGTGATATTGAAGGTTATCAAAAAATGAGTAAGGTATATGATACCTTAATGAAATCAGGTAAGTTTACCGCCGCTCAAAACAAAGCCGCAACTGGTGAATACGTAGACTCAATCTCTGAACTAGTTGCGTTATGCGAAAAAGACGGATTTATTCCACGATATTACACCGATGGTCCTCAAGATAAAGTTGATAGAACTTTACAAGACCTTCAAAACTATACTAGAAGTTTAGTTATGGAAGAAATGAATCTGGGCAACTTGATTGAGAGCGCAATTAAACAAATTCAAATTGATAAAGAAAAAGAGGCCGATATGACTGCTGAAGCGGCTAGCGATGAAGATTCCTTCGACGCCTCTTTGTTCGGCGAGGGTGAAGAATCAATCTTAGCCGACGAAGATTTTGCGGCACTGCGAGATATGGAAGAACAGGCAGAAATAGATGATGATGAGTTTCTCAGAGAACTTCTTGGAGAGGATGATGATTAATGGCTCTCCAAGATTTATTACAGGTATCAAGCAATAGAAAAAAGGTGGGTATTTCTGAAGAGCGTGTTGAAGCAATTAAACCCGTTCTGCGCCAATATATAGCCTATTGGCGCGAATACCCTGATATGTTTATTGATTTTTTACAAACCGGTATGGATGGTAAAATTCCTGAAAACGGTTTGCGCTTTTTCTTCTATCAACGAGTTTTTTTACGAGCGGCAATGCGATATAGATATGTTTATATGGTGTTCCCTCGTGCTTATTCAAAATCTTTTTTATCGGTATTAGTTTTAATGTGCCGCTGTATCCTATATCCACGTTCAAAGTTATTCGTTACTTCTGGTGGTAAAGAGCAGGCAGCCGGCATTGTTAAAGAAAAAGTTAATGAACTCTGTACTCTTGTCCCGGCCTTGGAAAGAGAATTAGATTTGCGGCCGGGCAAAACGCGATAGTCAAAAGACTATTGTATTTTTATGTTTAAAAATGGTTCTTATTTTGATAATATTGCCGCTAGTGAAAAATCTAGAGGTAAGCGTCGCCACGGCGGCCTTGTAGAGGAATGCGTTGGCGTTGATGGAACTATTCTTAATGAAGTCATTATTCCTACTATGAACGTTTCACGACTATGTATGGACGGTTCAACGCAACCCGACGAAACACTAAATAAGAGTTAGATATTTGTTACTACCGCCGGTTGGAAGGGTACCTTTGCCTATGATAAGTTAATTCAACTATTGGTACGTATGGTCTCTGAACCCGAAAAAGCGTTTATAATGGGTGGAACTTGGCGTGTTCCCGTTATGATGAAACTATTGGATAAAACATTCTTATAGGATTTAAAACGAGATGGTACTTTTAATGAAGCCTCTTTTGATCGAGAATATGAATCAAAATGGTCAGGTACAGTCGCGGATGCTTTCTTTGACGGAGAGGTTTTTGATAGACATCGTAGACTCCAGAAGCCAGAGTACGAACACTCTGGTCGGTCTAGCGCATTAAGTTATTATGTGCTTTCTGTCGACGTTGGTCGAAAAGGTTGCGACTCTGTCGTATGTGTATTTAAAGTAACTCCGCAATCAGTGGGTGGCGCTGTGAAATCTCTAGTAAATATGTATACTTTTTCTGATGAGCACTTTGGCGATCAAGCCTTAAGGCTTAAAAAATTGTATTATAAATATAAGGCCCGGCGTTTAGTTATCGACGCAAATGGACTTGGTATTGGATTAGTTGACTTTATGGTTAAATCACAAGTTGATCCACTTACTGGAGATACTTATCCTGATTTTGGCGTTTATAACGATGATGAAGGGTATTATAAAAAATATAAAACAAATATTACTGAACACGATGCAATGTATTTAATTAAGGCTAACGCGCCAATTAACACAGAAGCGCACGCAAACGCACAGTCTCAAATGAATTCTGGAAGAGTTCAATTTTTAATCGATGAGCGTATTGCTAAACAAAAATTACTAAATACAAAAGTTGGATAGAATATGAAACCTGAACAAAGGGCAGATTACTTATATCCGTTTACTCTAACTTCCATATTAAAAGAGGAGATGCTAAACCTTCGAGAAGAAAATGAGGGTGTTAATATCATTCTCCGACAAGCCAATAAAGGCATCAAGAAAGATAAATTCTCTTCATTTGAATATGGTTTATACTATATTAAGCAAGAAGAAGATAAAAAAAGAAAAAAGAAAAAGTTCTGTGCTAAAGATTGGTAGTTTTTAAATTAAGAAAGGAGGATATAAATGCGTGCTTCTTATGGAGAAATAAAAATTGAAGATATTTTGCGCGAGGCAGGTTTAACCTTTAAAATGGAATATATTTTTCCAGATTTGCGTTCGCCCAACGGACGGCCATTGCGCTTTGATTTTGTTGTTTTTGATGATGATGGTAAAATAGATTTTATGATTGAATATCAAGGAAAATAGCACTATGAACCAAGTTCAAAATTTGGTGGTAAAAAGGGTTTTTTCCAATAGCAGTATAATGATAATCTGAAAAGACGCTTTTGTGCCCTCCACGATTTTAAACTAATTGAAATTCCATATACCGAAGAAAATTTAATTTCTTACGATTATATAATGGAGAAGGCTGGATATTAAGGAGGTGTAGGGAATTGGAAGAAAAAAATCGTTAGGAAGAAATTCGAGAAAAAGGTTTTAATATGACCGATTCAGGCGTTACTTCTTATGGCAAGATTAAAGTTGGAGTAAAAACTTTAAATGATGCCACTTTGAGTCTTGGCTCTTTGGCGGCCGCTAATAGAAACTATGGCGATAAACGCATAATTCTATAGGCGTTGGCAAATTAGGATGTGGATAAATTACGAGAAATTTCCAATTATTTTTATCGTACCTCTGGTATTTATCAGCGTGCCTGTAATTATTTTGCTACTATGTATCGTTATGACTGGTATATTGTGCCTGAAATCTATGACGAAAAAATGAAAGAAGAAAAAGTTGTAGAAGAATTTTCTCGTATTCTAAACTATTTAGATAATTCATATATTAAAAAGATTTGCGGCGATATTGCTCTAGAGGTTATTAAGTCTGGCGCATATTATGGATATATTACTGAAAGTTCAAGCGGTCTGGTGCTGTAGCAACTTCCTGCCGCTTATTGCCGAACTCGTTATTCGGTTGGTAATATGCCCGCAGTTGAATTTAATATGAGATTCTTTGATGATAAATTCCCCGATGTTAATTACCGTTTAAAGGTTTTAAAAATGTTCCCCGCAGAGTTTTCCAAAGGCTATATTTTATATAGACAAGGTAAACTAAAGAATGAAAATGAAGGATTTTTGGGTAAATACTATCAAACTGGTTGGTATTTATTAGAACCCGGCAGTGTTATTAAGTTTAACTTTAATAACAATGATATCCCAATGTTCGTTAATATGTGTCCCGCAATACTTGATTTGGATGCGGCACAAGAGTTAGACCGTCGTAAGCAAATGTAGAAATTGTTAAAAATCATTATTCAAAAATTACCCTTAGATAAAAATGGCGATTTAATTTTTGATGTAGATGAAGCAAAAGATATACATAATAATGCAGTTGCTATGTTGCGCAATGCTATTGGCGTTGATGTTCTAACTACTTTTACCGATGTTGATTCTATTGATATGTCAGATAAAAATACCGCAACTTCTACTGATGATTTGGAAAAAATGGAAAGAGCGGTATATAACGCAATGGGTTCTTCTAAAAACTTGTTTAATACTGATGGAAATCTTTCTTTGGAGAAATCAATTCTAAATGATGAGGGCTCTATAAGGAGCCTGTTGTTGCAATTCCAAATATTTTTTGATACAATAACATAGAAGTAGAGTAAGAATAAAAAGAAATGTAATTATAGATTATATATGTTAGAAACTACTTAGTATAATTATAAAGAATTATCAAAGTTATATAAAGAACAAGTACAAATTGGATATTCTAAAATGCTTCCACAAATTGCTTTAGGTCATTCTTAGAGTTCTATTATTAATACTGCTTATTTTGAAAATGAGATTTTACACTTAAGCGAAATTATGCTGCCTCCTTTAATGTCTTCTACATTAAATGCGGAAGATATTTTGGGCAACAAAGATAAAGAAGTAAATTCTAAATCTCAAAGTAATACAGAAGCAGGAGAACCTGGGCGACCAGAGAAACCTGATGACCAAAAGAGCGAAAAAACCATAGCCAATAAAGAGTCTATGGGATAAGGAGGATTTTAAATGAAACATTTAAGTGTTAAATTGGATACTCCTTGCGAATTAATCAATATTACTCCTGTAAATCCTTTAATCTCAAAATGTTAGATTAAAGTTTGCTATGTGGGTGATTAGCCCAACCGCAATCGTAGTGTTATTACTAAAGAAGTGGCGCGTGAAATGGCAAACTCTCTTCCAGGCTCTCCCATTGTTGGATATTATAATGAAGACAAGGGCGATTTTGAAGAGCACAATCGCATTATTGATATTTCAAATGGAAAGTTTGAAGTCAAAGATACCACAAGGCCTTATGGCTTTGTGGACCTTGGCGCCAAGTGCTGGTTCCAAGAGTTCGATGATGAAGGTGTTGTTCATGAGTACCTAATGACTGAAGGTTGGTTATGGACTGGACAGTATCCAGAGGCTAAGCGTATCTTAGAAAGTGGAAATAACCAATCTATGGAATTAGATGAAAATTTGATTGATGCGTATTGGACAAAAGACGATAATGGAAAGCCCCAGTTTTTTATTATAAATGAGGCAATTATCTCGAAACTTTGCATTTTAGGAGAAGATTGTGAACCTTGTTTTGAGGGCTCACAAATCACTAAAGTTCAATTTTCATTCGAAGATAGTTTTGAACAAAAACTATTTTCTATGATGAAAGAAGTTAAAGAAATTCTAAATGAAGGAGGAGCGCCTGTGTTTACTACTTACGCAGTAGAAATTGGCGATTCCTTATGGACCGCTTTATACGATTACCTTATTGCGAATTACGCTGATGAGGAGTGCGAATATTGTACTGTCTATCGTATTGAAGGCATCTATGAGGAAGAAGGTCAAAAATTCGCTATTCTTCAACATCGTACCACTATGGATTATTTCCGCTTGAACTTTACTCTTACTGAAGAGGGCTTTAGTGCTTCTGAGGAATTGATTGAAGTTAGCAAGGAATTTGTTCCTGCCGCTGAACCTCAATTTTCTTTAGAGGCTTATAATAACTATGTGGCAGAATATGCCGCTAGTAAAAAGCCTGAAAAGGAAGAAGAAGATAAGGAAGTTTGTCCTAAGTGTGGTAAGCCACTTGATGAATGTGAATGTGAAGAAGAGGATGAGGACAAGAAAGATAAATATGTTTTGGAAGAAATTCCAGAATATATGGAACTTTCCCAGACTTATTCTGCTTTACAAGCAAACTATGAAAGTTTGTAGGCCGAAAACGCTACCTTAGAGGCCGCTAAGACCACTTGGGAAGCCGATAAGGCAAATTTAGAAATGCAGATTAATGAATTAACTGCTTTTAAAATGGCGATTGAGAGAAAAGAAAAAGAGGTTATGATTAACGAAACCTTCTATATGTTATCTCCTGAAGACAAGAAAGACGTTTTAGATAACATTGATACTTATTCTCTTGATGATATTGAATCAAAACTTTCTGTTATTGCGTTCCGCAATAAAATTAGTTTTGCTTCAGAAGAAGAGGAAACTCCTGCTAGTACGGTCACTTATAATTTAGATCAAACCGCTGGAGATGAATCTATGCCTGCTTGGATTAAAGCTGTGCTTGACAAGCAGAAAACTATGTAATAATTTTTAAGGAGGATATAGAAAATGGCTAAAACATTTTTAGAAGGCTTGAGCCAAGCCACCTATGTTGATTATGGCTATGCTCAGGTTGAGCCTAACCATCTTTCTGCTCAACGCAATGGCCAGATTTATGCTCAATTACCTGCGGCTGCTGACATTGACGTTTTAGAAAATGGTCAGTTCGTTAAATACGACTATGAAAAAGGCCTTGTCAATTTTGAAGGCAAGGGCGAATGGATGCTAGTTTTCAATGAAATCAAACTATATCGTGACGGCCAGGATGATTGCGAATTTGCTATGGTGAAGGGCAATTACAAGGCTCGCGTTTATAGTCCCAGCAAGGGTGAATTAAGTGAATTAAAGGATGAGGAAGGCAATTATCTATATGCTCGCGACTATCGCGACATCGTTGCTCCTGCTGACCCTTATTCTTTAGACGCTGTTGCTGACCCCTTCCGCATTTATTCTCAGAATGAAGTTGCTTTAATGCCCGAAGACACCACTATGGTTCCTCGTGTATTTAAGACTATGGTTGGTGATATTTTCACCACTAACTGCGTTAATGCTGAGTCTCTAGAAGTTGGTGACCTATTAAAGGTTGGTGCTAATGGTATTCTAGAGGTTGGCGAAGATGCCAAGATGCAGTGGCAGGTCGTTAAAGTTTATACTATGCCCGACTATCAGAAGGGCGTAAAGATTATGCGTATCGCTTAATGAAAGGAGAGAAGAACAATGGCTTTAAATAAACAAGATTTAGTGCAATTAGGTAAAATTGCTATGACTGCTAATCCTTCTGCTCCTACCGCTTATAGTTTCAATGGCGCTAGCCTGACTTACAGCGCTGTTAATGAAACTCTGCGTGACGAGTTGAACGCTTTAGCTTCTACTCACTCCCTATATCGTGAGAACAAGAACTTAATTTTCTCTATTATGGAAGAAGTTTTAGATGACGTTCTTCCTAAGAGTGTTGCTGACCGCTATGCTGGTCTGGCTACTGTAAAGGTATTCGCTCAGGGCGACAAGCCTGAATTCAAGCGTAATCGTACCAATAATCGTCGTGCTAAGCAGTTCATCACTCGCGTTGGTCTGGCTGGCCGCTATGAAGTTTTCAAGCTAGGCAAGAAAACTGAAAGCTTCCAGGTACCCACTAGCGCACTGGGCGGAGCTGCTCAAATCGGTTTTGAAGAATTCCTAGATGGCCGTATTGATATGGCTGAAGTCCTAAACATCGTTCTGGAAGGCATTGATGAGGCAATCCAGGAAGAAGTAGTAAAGGCTATGGAAGGTGCTGTTAACCAGCTGCCTGCCGCTAACCGTGTTGCTATCGATGGTTGGGATCCCGATGAAATGGACCGTTTAATTCAGATTGCTGCTGCTTACGGCACTCCTGTTGTATATTGCACTCGTGAATTTGCTGTTCGTATGATTCCTGCTGAAGGTTATTTAACCGAGGGAATGAAAGAGAAGATTTGGAACAATGGTTGGTTAGGTAACTACAAGGGCACCCGCGTAGTTATCCTAGAGCAGAGTTTCGTTGATGAAACCAACAGCCAAAAAGTTGTAAATCCTGCTCACTGCTGGGTTATTGCTACTGGTGCTAACGGTACTCCTATCTACGTAGCAATGGAAGGCGAGACTCTAATGAAAGAGCATGAGAACGACGATTGGAGCCGCGATATCCAGGTTTATAAGAAGGTTGGCGTAGTTGCTATGCTGAACAACAGCGTTTGCCACTATTTCGACTCCAGCTTAGACATTGAGGCTAATGCTTAATTAATATAATATATATTAAGGGGAGACGGGGGATTTCCCCTCTCCCCTATTATTTTTTTGAGAAAAAGGAGATTTATTATGGAATTTGATATGAAGAAACTTGTGAATGTTAAAAATAGAAGTGCGGGACGTGTTGTATACCGTATTCCTGAGCATGGCATTCGCAGAGAATTTAATGCTAATGAAACTAAACAGGTTCCCTATGAGGAGTTAGTTTGGTTAAGTTATAGACCCGGCGGTCGTAATTTAATGACCAATATGCTACAAATTCAAGAAGTTCAGGCCACGAAAAACTTAAACATTCACACTGAACCTGAATATTTTATGAGTGAAGAAGATGTAGTTAAGATGCTACAGCAAGGCTCTCTTGATGAATTAAAGGATGCTTTGGATTTTGCTCCTAAGGGAGTTATTCAGATTATTAAGGATAAAGCAGTCGAACTGCCCATTTACGATATGCTTAAGAGACAGGCAATCCTTGAGATGACTGGTTTTAATGTAACAGCCGCTATTGAGAATAATGCGCCAGATGAGGACGAAGTTCCAGTAGAAGCCTCTACTACCACTCGTCGTGTTCAGAAGACAAACGCAGAAACTCAAGTTCGTAGAACTGAAAGCAAATATAATATTATTGAAGAATAAGTAAGGAGGAGCGATTATGGGCACACCATTTACTCAAGTTTATAATCGCTTTCTTGGAAAAATTACTGACGATATGTATATGGAGTTAACTCCAGAAGACACTATGCGTGATTTGCGCAATTTGCTTATTGATGCTATTCCTGGCTTTGAATTTCCACGAAAAAATCTTATGGATTATAGCATTGAAGAAGCAGAGAACGTGCTCGAAGATACTTCTTCTTTTGCCGAAGAATTAAGTAGCGAGGAAATAAATATCCTCGCTATTTTAATGATGATTAGTTGGACTCAAAGACAAATTACCTCTATCGAAAATACCAGAATGAAATTTAGTAGTTCTGATTTTAAATTTACCTCTCAAGCAAATCACTTGGGAAAACTATTAACTTTACTGGCTGAAAATCAACGCCAATCCCATCATATGTAGCGTTTATATAAGCGCCGCAGATTTGATGATGGCGGAAAGTATGAATCTAACTGGTCAGTATTGAGGGATAATAGTGCTCTTAACTAAATATGGATTTGCAGAGGTAGAGGGTATGCAAAAAAATGTTATGAGATTAACTAATCAACTTTGGAAATTAATTCCAATGAAAGAGCATGAAGAAGATTGGCAAAAACAGTTAGATACAGTAATTCTTGAAATCACCGGATTACAAGAAGTATTAATTCTTAATTCAGTTCTAATTTCTTTATTAAGTAAGTTAGAGGGATTAAAGGCTATGGAAGATATTCCTTTTACCCTGTATCGTAAAACTGTTTTTGAAGCCATTAGTTTATTATAGGAGTTCGGTCGTGATTACTCATAATAAAAAATTAATGGAAGCACGTTTGGGTGTTTATGAAAAGGCTCCCTACCAAAATATTGGCGCGACTGAAGGAGTAGATAATCAAGCAACTTTATTGCGCGCTGAAGGCGGCTATCGTTAGCAAGAAAGAATGATTCAGGCCAAGCGAAAAACGCTTGATCGAGCCGTGTTTAATTCATATCAAGCCGCAGAAATTTCTCCTGTAAATTGTCCTAGAATACGACAGAGGGCGCTGATTAATGCCAATATCGTAAAACAAGATTATGATGATAAGATTCTGTCTGTTGGATATGAATATAATTATAAACCCGGAGATGTAATTTAGTGGCATCGTAAAAAACAAGATGGCACTGTTGACACCTCCTATTGGTTAATATATTTACAAGATTTAACAGAGTTAGCATATTTTAAAGGAGATATACGCAAATGTAATTATTGGGTAAACTGGGAAGATGAATATGGACAAATTCACCATACCTGGTTTGCGATTCGCGGTCCAGTAGAAACTGCGATGAACTCTATTACTAAAGATAATTATAATATGGATATTCCTAATCACACTTTAAATATTTTAATGCCTAAAAATGATGAAACTATAAAGCGTTTTTAGAGATATGCTAAATTTTATATTCGCGGTGCCGATGCGGAAACTAATAAAATTTGCTGGCGTGTGGAAGCAACTGATACTATAAGTATGCCTGGTATTTTAGAAATTACTGCTCACGAATATTATTCAAACGAATAGGTTGATGATGTAGAACAAGGTATTGTTAAAGACGTAGTTATGATTGAACTTCCTAGCGAGGTTGATTATATTATCGTTGGTGAGAATACAATGCGGCCACGAAAAACTTATAGATATCGTTATGACGGTGCAGAAGATGGCGAATGGAGTTATGACGCTTCTTTGCCACTAGAAGCACAGATTAGCGATAATATTATTGATTTAATATGGACTGCGAGTTATAGTGATACATTTACTTTATCTTTTGGAAAAACTTCCAAGGAGATTACTGTTAAATCACTTTTTTGAGATAAAGGAGAACAGTTATGAAAATTGAAAATTATCAATTTCCTAAATCTAGTTTTTTGAGTATTGAAAAAGATTTAAGTATTATTACTAATTTAATGCTCAAAAATGACAGATTAAAAAAATTATTATATTACACTACTCCGAACGCTTTGGATAAAGCAAAACTTACTGCCGATTAGACTTATGAGTTATTTGGTAAAAATATTCGTATTGTTCCCAAATTGGTTATTGATAAAACTGTTGAGAACTATGTAATTATTAGTTTCGATAATTTTACTCCTAACGCAACCAATCCTGAGTTTAGAGACCATATTATTTCTTTTGATATTATTTGTCATTTTGACCAATGGCATTTAAAAGACTTCCAATTAAGACCCTATAAAATTGCGGCTGAAATTGATTATATGATTGATAAAAAACATTTGGCAGGAATTGGTGAAACACAATTTTTAGGAGCCAATCAAATTATTTTAAATGATGAATTTGCTGGCATTTCTTTAATGTATAGTGTTATTAACGGAGAAGATGATAAAAAGTTTATGCTTAATCCCGAGGATAATGAAGCCTTTATTAAAGAATTTAATGAAATGTTTAATAATGGTGAAAAAGAATGGACATTAGACTAGCCTTAATGACTGGCGTAGACATTCCTATTCCAGAATTACAAATTACGCTTCATTAGCCAACGCTTAAAGAAATTTCTTATTTAGGGGAGAAAGAATTTTTAGTAGGAATTTAGTGTTTAAGTATATAGAAAAAAATGGTGATATAGGACGAAAATCTTCTATCAACTACATCGAATTTTCAAATATTTATGACGGTTATGAATGATAAATCTACGGCTGATAAAAAACAAAGTGTTTTATCAACGTTGGCTTTATTATTTCCGTAGTGTACAACTTTTTTTACGCCTCGGGCAATTTCCTTGAATTGTGAAGGACAAACCGCCATAATAGATGAAAACAATTTTGAAAAATTTCAAGAGATTATTGGCTAGATATTTTGCTTAAATAAAACTGATTAGCAGGTATTTAATCCCGGTGATAAAAAGGCTAAAGAAATAGCAGATAAACTCATGAAAGGGCGTTAGAAAGTAGCCGCACAAAAGGCCGCTGATAACGAAGGAAGCGCTTTTGCGCAGTATATTTCAACCCTTACTGTTGGATTAGGTTCTATGTCTTTACAAGATTGCATTAACTTAACTATGTATCAACTGTATGATTTGGTTGAAAGATATTCTCTATATATCAATTGGGATATCGATTTAAAATCTCGCTTAGCGGGTGCTAAACCTGATAAACCTGTTGATAGTTGGATGAAGAATATTCATTAAAAATAATATTTTAAGGAGGAAACACACTATGAAATTTGGTGTTCGCGAATGTTGCGATGTTGTTTTCAGAGCCAAGGCTCCTATGAAAGTTGGTAAAAGAATTTTCTATAAGGGTGAGCCCGTTATTTATTTTGACACTCTGAAAACTTCTACTTTAGAAGGCGCAGCAACTACTGTTTACGCTCAAGGTGGACGTGGTAATGCTCGTTTAATGTCTTGGGATGGTGAGCGTACAGTTACTTTCACTATGGAGGATGCTTTAATTTCTCCTGAGGGTCTATCTATTCTGACTGGTGCTGGAATTATTGATGGTGCCGAAGAGACTATTTATGTTCATAGCACTGAGCGTATTGATGCTGCTGATACTGAATTTGTTACTTGGAGTGAAGATGGCACTATTGAAGTCACCATGACTGAAGCTCCTGTAACCCCTGAAAAGAAATCTGGCGCTGATGTTTACGTACTAATTTATGACGCTCAAAATAATTTATATTGTGAGCCATTCTCCACTGATACCAACGAGGGTGGTGCCGGTGAAATTAGTGTAGCCGATAAAGTATTAACTATTAGCAAGCCCAACGGAATTGATAAGCCTGCTCATTTAAATGGTTATACTATTTTAGTAGATTATTATGTTGAGAAGAACTCTGGAGCAATGCAGATTAATATTACTCCTGATAAGTTCGGTGGAGCTTTCTATGTTGAGGCTTCTACTTTATTCCGCGACCAGGCAACTCAGTTAGATATGCCTGCCGAGTTCATTATTCCTAATGCTCGTGTACAATCTAATTTTACATTTACTATGGCTGGTTCTGGAGATCCCTCTTCCTTTACTTTTACTATGGACGCCTTCCCCGATTATACTCGCTTTGACCGCAAGGAAAAGGTATTGGCTTCCATTCAGATTATTGGCGGAGCCGCTCAAGACGAGATGGACAGAGATGCTACCAATACTCTTCGTAAGGAAGACGAAAATGGCGTTATCGGTCCTGTAAACCCTACTCAGGGCAACTAAAATCAATTCATTTAGTTGCCGTAAGTGATATAAGTTAGGGAATAAATGTTAATGATACTTATTATTTTAATGTAGTAAGTAATATCGGAAGTTTAATGTTAGATGATACAATTGAAGAATGGGAGAATCTATAGGCTGTTGTGTCTTACATGGGAGCTGAAAATGAAATTTTATATGTTGATGATCCTCTTCTTCATTTTGATCCACTCTAGCCTGAGATATATATCTCTCTCATTTCTTTAGATGTAAAAGATGAAGTTAATGAAATTTCTTTAGAGGCTCAGGCCTATGCCAAGAAAAATGGTCAATCAATTTTATTTACCGATGAAATAACTATTCCCGTTATACATTAAATTTATAGGAGGAAAACTGAATAAGTTTTCCTCCTATTTTTTATTTTTGAGAGAAAGGAGATAGAATAAAAATGAAATTAAGTGATTATATTAACTTTAGAAATCGTGGTAAATCGAATAAGAATACTTTATATAATAGAAGAACATAGCATTTTTATGACGGTAAGCCAATGTGGGGATATAACACTGATAATAATCAATTTGTTTATGCCACTGGTATTAAAGCTAATTTTATGAATAATTTAAATATTCCCACTGCTTCAGATATTGCTTTGGAACAGAAGAAACATTTTTTAAGTATTCAAAAAACTTTTTAGCAAAGTAAACTTCTATTATAGCTTACTAAGATGAATAATCAACAAGCTTTTTTGGAAGCGGATTTAGCTGTTTAGAATCTAGTGAAAAATGGAATCAAAGCATTAGAAGCTGGTATCGATGAAGTTCTTAAGTCGGCCGGAAAATTAAAATAGATTCAATCAATTTCAACAAGTGTCGAAAATATGCTTTCTGCAAATTCCTAGCTACAAACAGCATATAAAAAATTTTTATCTATATATAGTAGTATTAAAAATAATTAGTTGAAAAATGTAACAGATAAATATTTACAAGAGCTAGACACTTTAATTCAAATCATTGGCAATCAAGTTGACTCAACTCCATCAATATTGTTAGATAAATCCCTATTTTAGAATAAACAAGGGGAATAGGTTAACTTCATTAGTAAATTAGGCTATCTCTCCATGTAGATTAAAGGTATTACTTTGTTAGAACATGAAGGCATTAAGTTTATTAAAGAAAAGGTAAAAATCCCTCAAAATATTTCTTTTGTTGGAACTGGTTAGATTTTAGTTGGTGGTCAATAGGCTTCACAAGACGCTTTATTTTTTGAAAAAAATTTAGTAATAGAATTAAGCAATGGGGAAAAAGTTAATTTACATGAATATTTAAATAACGCTCAATCTAATAATAGTTCAATCAGCTTTACAGACAGTGAATGGTAGTAGATAATGAAATCAGCAATAGGATTATAGTCTAAATATCATCGAGGAGGATATATTACAATGGGTAAAGTATCTTTTTATGATGTAATTAATGCAGATTATGCTTAGGCTAAAGCCTTAAGGAATTTATATATACTATCACAAGGTATAGAGGGGTATTAGAAAGAAAATGTTACCCATCGATTCAATGTAAAGTCTACGCATCCCGATTATAAGGCTTTATTTAGTTATTGTTTAGGAAAATTTCTAGATAATAAAATTATTAAAGGAAATTATTATATGATGACCTCAAAGGGTATTATGGATTCTTATACTTATTATACTAATTTATTTGCTAGAAGCAAATACTTTGCACCCATTGGCTCTGTATCGGTTACAAAACCAAAGGATTATCGAATTGCTATTAATGAAAATTGACAATCTCAAAAATTTTTGATATAATAAATAAAAAATCGCAAAAGCGAGAGAAAAAGGAGAAAATTACTATGGCAAAAATTGCTTTTTCAAAATTTAATAAAATCAAATCTCTACCAGCAGTAGAGATTGTTGTTGAGGACCAAAAGATTTTGGTTGAACAATATCTTCCTTTGGAAGAGAAATTAAATTTAATTACCTCTGTTATTGAGCAGTCTGGCAATGGAGAAGAAGGCTTCTTTAATATCGTAAAGCTTGAAGCCTATTATGTTATTGAAATGATTCGAGCCTATACGAATATTAGCTTTACTGAAAAACAACTCGAAGATACTCCTAAGCTATATGACGCCATTCGTTTAAATGATATTTGGGCCGCAGTAGCCGACGCAATTCCTGAAGCCGAACGTGAATATATTTGGAGTAATATTATGGCTTTAGCTAAAGAAATTACTACTTATAACAATTCTGTACTTGGCATTTTGAAAGCCATTTCTAATAATAGAGATAATTTAAACTTCGATGTTACTGAACTTATGAATCAAATTAATGACCCTCAAGCCTTAACTTTATTAAAGAGCATGGTAGATATGACTGGTCTAACTAGATAAATTAATAGTTCCAATTTTTGAAAATAATTGGATAAGAAAATTTCGATTAAGCGGAAGGATTTTTATCCTTCCGCTTATTTTATTTTGTTGAGAGAAAGGAGAACTTAATTATGGCAAGTAATCAAACTATAGGTGTAAATCTTAAATTTAGTGCTGATGTAAGTGCTGCTAAAAGAGCTATGTCTGAATTACAAGGTTCTTTGGCATAGATTAATAGCACTTCTATGCATTCGTCCGTAGGCACTTAGTACGCCGCCGATTTGAATAAAGCCTCTTAGGCTGCGGCACAATTACGCATTCAGTTACAAAATGCTTTCAACGCAGACACAGGAAAATTAAATTTAGTAAAATTTAATTAGGAATTAAAAAGTAGTGGAATGACACTTGAAAAATATAAAGCCCAACTCACAGCCATTGGTCCGTAGGGACAGTAGGCTTTTAATAAGTTGGCTTATTCAATTGCCACTGCCGAAGCGCCAGTACTAAACTTGAGTAAGGGAATATAGCGCTTAGGTGCCACTTTTATGAACACTTTAAGATATCAACTATCTTCTAGTGTTATCATGGGATTTGTTTAGGGCATAAGTGAAGCAGTAGATTATACTAAAGAATTAAATACCTCTTTAAATAATATTCGTATTGTTACCAATTATGGTGCTGAAGAAATGAAAGAGTTTGCTAATGAGGCAAATAGAGCCGCTAAAGCATTAAGTACAACAACAACCGCTATGACCGATGCTTCTTTGATTTATTTCCAACAGGGTTTAAATATGAAAGAGGCATAGGAGCGCGCAGAAACAACAATTAAATTAGCCAATATTACTGGACAATCTGTTGAGACTGTTTCTGACCAATTAACAGCAGTTTGGAACAACTTCTATGATGGAACTAAAAGTCTTGAGTATTATGCCGATGTATTAACTGCTTTGGGTGCAGCGACAGCCTCTAGTTCAGATGAGATTTCTGAGGGTCTAGAAAAATTTGCTGCCATTGCAAATACAGTAGGTCTGTCTTATGAATATGCCACTGCGGCACTAGCAACTGTTACCGCAACAACTCGTTAGAGTGCGGATGTAGTTGGTACCGCCTTTAAAACCTTATTTGCCCGTATTCAAGATTTGGAGCTTGGAAATACTTTAGAAGATGGAGTGACTTTAGGTTAGTACTCAGAAGGTCTTGCTACTATTGGGGTTAATATTTTAGATGCTAATGGTAATCTGAAAGATATGAATGATATTTTGGATGAAATGGGCAAAAAGTGGGATACTCTATCTAAGGCATAGTAGGTATCTGTAGCGCAAACTGTTGCCGGCGTACGCCAATACTCTCAATTGATTGCTTTGATGGATAACTGGTCTTATTTCTAGGAAAATTTAAATACTGCGAATGCCTCTTCTGGAACGCTACAAGAATAGTAGGATATTTATGCTGAATCTTGGGAAGCGGCGGCAGACCGAGTGACAGCGGCTTTGGAAGCGATTTATAGCAAATTACTAGATGATGAATTTTTTATTGATATATTAGATACTTTTACCGGATTTTTAAATCTTTTAGATAAAATGATTGAAGGTCTAGGAGGTTTACCAGGCGTATTAGCTTTGGTTGGTACTGCTTTATTACGCACTTTTTCTCCATAGATTGCAGCGGGTGCTACTGCTATAGCAAACAATGTTATGTCATTAACTTCTAGTGGTAGACAAAAAATGGCAGAGTAGAAAGAATGGGCTGCAAATAATATGTTTAATTCTAGTTCATATGGTTTAGAAGGAGCCCAAAATGAAAGTGCTAAAAACCGAGCAAAAACTTTAATGGAATTTAATGAAAAATCACAAAATTTAACTGAAACTCAAAAAGCTGCTTTTGAAGTTTAGATGAGTGAAAGAGAAAAAAGTGATGAAAGATATTATAGCTCAGAAGAATTTACTAGAAATATGCAATTAGATACCGATGCTAATAAGGCAAAATATGCTAAAAATCTAGAATTTAATAGTCAAATTAGATAGGCTCAAAATATAAATCAAAATATAAATTAGGTTAAATAGATAGCTCCTTCTGAGACTAAAAACCTTAAGACTGTTAGCGATGTACAATAGGTTGAATAGAAATTTAAAGAATTAGGAATTAGTGCTAATTCCACAGAAGAAGAGTTAACATCTATGTTTGGAGATTCAAGTACTCAAGTATAGAAGTATTTATAGAATCTTGAAAAATTAAAAGCCACACTAAATTAGATAGCGGAATTGGAGGGTAAGGGTGGCACAGACGATGAAATTAAAAGCTTAAGAACTTAGGCGGGTGTTCAAAAAGCAAATGCTACAAAAGCCCTTAGAAATATAACTCCATCTGATGTTAATGCAATTCAAACTTCATAGTAGGAATTTAATAAATCTGCTACTTAGATAAAACAGACATCTGCGGCCGCAGAAATAAATAGTGCCATTTCAATTTCAAATGAAAGCGCTTTTGCATCTATTGCTAATGGTGGAGTGGGTAATACTACTTAGCAGATGAAGAGTCTTACTGAATTAGAATCTCGCCTTAAGGGATTGGGTGCCACTGCAGAAGGTACAACTGATTAGTTACAAAATACAGTTGGTAAAGACTTAGGAGAAGAATATAAGGAGTATGCAAATGCTGTAAAAGAAGCCAAATAGGCTTTATTAGATTTAGAAAAAGCTGAACAATCAGGATAGGATGTTGATGTTGCTAAAGATAAAGCAAATTAGGCTTTAGAAAATGTAAGACAAAAAAATAATGCGTTAGAATCATAGACCGATGTATTACAACAAAATGCAGTTCAATAGGCAAAAGTCAATGGTGCTACTGATGAATTTATTCAAGGATAGCGACAAGCAGGAGTTGGAGCTGGAGAAACTTAGAAGCATATTATGGCTGAATCTTAGGCTTTAGAAGGGCTAAGTCCTATTTTACGAGATAGTAGTTTTTATGCCATGGAATTTGGCCAAAGGTTATAGTTTGTTGCCAATATGACGATGACAATAACTATGGTATTAAGTACTTTAAAGGGCGCGCTAGATGTCTTAAATAATGAGGACATGTCTTGGGGAGATAAACTTTTAAGTATTAGTACCTCGTTGGGCATGGTGCTTCCTATGGCTGTTAGTGCATTTAATGAACTTCGTCAAGCCAAATTAAAAGACTCTATGATTAATATGCTTAATGAAGCTTCTGAAAAACGTTTAGAAAAGCAAAAACTTAAGACTGCAGCCGCATCCAATACCATGAAAAAAGAACAAAAAAAGGAAACTGCTGCTTAGGTTCAAGATACTGTGGTAAATGGAGTACAGGGAAAAGCTGGAAAATCAAATATACCAGCCTTATCTACCAGCGGTAAAGAATTATTAATGACTATGGGTGGTATAGCAGCCGCTATAGCTATTGTTGTTGCAGGAATTGCTATTATGGCAACTGCTGTAGATGCTAACCGTAAAAAAGAAGAAAAAGCTGCTGAACAAGCCAAAGCTCTGGCAAAAGCAGTTAGTGCCGGTTTTGACGAAGCCAAAGCTAGTTATGAAGAACTTAATAATACTGTTTCTAACTATGAATCCGCAAGAGAGGGCCTAAAGGAATTAACAAAAGGTACTCTTGAATATAATGATGCAATCCAAGAGGCTAATGAATCCGCCATGGCACTTTTGGAAAAATAGGATGAATTAAGTTATACAATAGATGAAAATGGCTTAATTAATATTTCAGAGGCAGAGCTAGAGCGTGCATAGAGTTTAGAATAGAAAAAACTACTAAATGCGCAAAGTGCTAAAATTTTAAGTTCTAGCTAGGCTGATTAGGCGCGATTAGAGGCTGATAAAGTCGGTTTTGCACAAAAATCTATGCAAAGTTCTGCAGAAGGTGCTGGAACCGCTGGAGCTTTAGGACTTGGTGGAGCGGCCACTGCAGCTTTAGCCGCTACTGTTCTAACCATAATGACCGCAGGCGCCTCTTTACCTATTATTGCAGGTGCTGCTGCTGCTGGTCTTGCAGCCGGTGGAATTACAGGAGCTCTATTAGACCAAGATACTGAAGCGGAAAAATAGCTGTTAGAAGACTTAGCTGCCAAGGCCGAAGAAAGCAATTATGCTGTTTTTGCGTCTGAAACTGAATTACGAAAATCCTTAGATGATTTAGGGATTAAAGATATAAAACTTATTAATTCTTTAGTTGAAAATAGCGAAGCTCTTAAAGAATTAACAAAACAAATAAATAAAGAAAACTTACAAGAAAAAACTGATTGGAAAAATGCTTTTATTGCTATGTATTCAGATAAGCTTAATGACGTAAATAGCTCATATGTCGCTGAAAGAGCTTATTCTAAAGAGGAAATTGAAGCAAGTAATGCTAAATATGCAGAAGAATTTCTTTCAGGTTTATCCGGATGGGGCGATGAAAGTGAATGGGCCACTGAAGCCATAAAGGCAATGGGATATGACCCAGAGCAATATCGCTTTACAAACCTTGGCGGAGTAGGTTGGACTCTTCAAAAGAAAGATGAAAATGATAACTGGGTTAATCAGGGTGAAAAAGATAAATATCATCAAAATGAGATAGCTAAAATATACGGTGAATGGAAAACTTTATAGGATCAAGAAAATTATATTGATTTATTAGTATCGGAAACTAAAGCGGCTGTTGAAAATTTAAAAGCTGGTGGAGCGGTTCAAACTCTTATTAATAGTATTTTATCCGCTTATAATGAAGATACTGGCACACTAGATAATTTTAATGTAGATAATTTAGGTACATTATTAAGGCTTGATACTTCTACTATTTCAAATGAAAATTTAAGAGTTGCAATTGAGAATTATATTACGGAAATGCTTAAATCTATGCCTAATGGTTTTGAGCAATGGTATAATTCTCTTTCTGAGGATGATTAGACTTTATTATGGAAATTAGATTTAGATAAAGATTAGACTTTAAATGAATTTAAAGATGCTTTTGAGATTGGTAAAGAGTGGTGGGAAAGTCAATAGATTGGTTTAAATATTACCGCCAATGATAAATTTACAAAATTTATAACAAGCAATAATCGATGGGGCACTGGAGAAGGATAGGGTCGTGAGGCTTATTTGGCTCAAGTGGCTACTTTCTTGGGTAAAAATAAAGAAGACCTCACGATAGAAGAAAAAACCGAATGGCTTAAAAAATCTGATAGAGAAGTTTTAGAACTTATTGAATAGAGTCGCAGTAGCTCTCAAACTCAATCCACTTATGAAGTGGTATAGGGATTACAGATTGCTGAACAAGAATATGCAAAAGCCTAGGCACAATTGGAAAATGTTCCAACCGAAGCAGAAGTTTATAAGTTACAAGTAGAAAAAGAAGAGCTAGAAGCTAAACGAGATATTCTCTAGTCAGAGCAATATTAGTTTTTTAGAGATAAAACTTTGCCTAATTCTTCTTCTATAACTGGTGTAGCCGAGACAGAAGAGGATATACGAGAGTGGTTAACCGATCCTGAGCGCATAGGATTGCCCAAGGATTTTGTTGATACTTTAATTGCATAGGCTAAAAAAGTCGGCACTTTTGATGAGTAGGATAGTTCAAAATTTTATAAATGGATAAAAGATGTTTATATTCCAAATTTCGAAGATAGTGATATTCAAATTAAAACCGACAAAGCTGTTAAAGCCTATAATGAGGCCAATGAAAAACGCTAGTCAATAGATAAGTATGAGACCAAAATGCAAGAAGCAGCAGAAGCAGAAGCTAAATTTATTGAATAGTTAGAAACAGAAAATAAAGCACTTGGAATTGATAGTGAATAGGTAGAAACTCACGCTGAAGCTTTATATGAAATGGCTGGAGCCGTTGAAACCGTTAGTGAAGATTTAAAAAACAATAAGGTTTATGCTCTACAGGTTGCTCAAGCACATCTGCGAATTAATAATGGTTTAGAAGATTTAGTAAATAATTGGAGTAATTGGTCTCAAGGTATTAATAGTGGATTTGGTACTTCCCAATACACTTAGGCAATGGAAGAAACTAAAACCGCTTTAAGCAATCTATTAGATATATCTGATGAATATTTATCGGATAATTTTATTTTAGAATACTAGGCTTTAATTGGTGCTGCGGTTACAGGAGACCTTGAAGCTATTGAGAAACTTAGAGACGCGGCTGGAGAACAAATAGTTTTAGAAATTACTGGTATAACTAATTTTGAATAGTTACCAGGTGAAATTTAGGGTATTTTAAATGTTTTATAGACTTATGCAAATGCAAATAGCTTAAAAATTGGCGCTACATTTGATAGCAATAGCGAATTAACAAAGTGGGCATAGGGTTTGATTACCTCTTTAAAATTAACTGGAGAATAGGCTCAAACCATTTTGGCTTCTTATGGCTATTAGGCTTACTTTGATAAAGATGGTATTATTGGTCAATTATAGTATATAGGTAATGCTACGGATATTATTAATGACAATATCTTAAAAGATATTGAAAAGCGCAATAAGCGCATAGATGATGAAATTGAAAGATATCACTATATAAAAGAAACTTTATCTGATTTAGAACGCGAATATAAGCGCATTACTGATGCTAAAGACCGTGCCTGGGGTCCTGATAAACTTGCTTATATGAAGCAAGAGCAAGTGGTTTTGGAGAAGCAATTGGCAACTTAGGAAGCCCTTGTTAAGGCAATGAGGGAGGATGTCAATAAAGACTGGGACGTTTTAGCAGAATATGGCGCGGGACGCGATTCACACGGACGCATTACTAACTATGAAGAACTTTATTAGGCTCAAATTGACAAGTATAATATCTCAGGCGATGAAGAAGAATATGAAAAATTTGTTAAAGCTGTAAAATAGTATGAAGCATCTCTAAACGGATTAGAAGAAGAGTAGTAGAAACTTCTTGATAAAAATAATGAAATTGCTGATTCTAAAATAGAAGAAATTCAATATGTGGTCGAGCATACGGTAGAAAAAATTGGTTATCTATTTAATGCTTTAGAACATCAATTAAAAAATCTTGATGATCCAATTGATGATGCCGCTGATGCTATTGCTACTTTAGGTTAGCAAGCAGAACTGGCCCTGAAAAAAATAGAAGCTTATGAAACCGGTATCTATAAGACTTTTAGCCAAAGCGGTTTAACAGATGCGAATATCGAAGCCCTTATTGGTGGCAATATGTCAGTTTTAGATGGTAAGCAGTTAACTAATGCACAAGTTAGTGCACTTACTGAATATCAAGAGGCTCTTTGGGAGGCTAATGAAGAGTTAAATAATATAGGCGATACTGTTCACGAAAAAGTGGTCGCAGCTGTCGAGGAAATGAATTCTAAACTAGATGAACAAAGTGAATCTATTTCACACAATAACTCTTTACTCGAAAATTATCGTAATATTATTGATTTAGTGGGGCAAGACGCATTAGGTATTAGTGATTAGGTTATGGCTAATTTATCTCGTGCTTCTGTAGAAGGGGCTCAAGCTGAATTACAAGCGGCGAAGGCTAAATTCGATACCAATAAAGCTATATATGATGATACTTTAGCAGAATATAATGCCATTGCTGATTAGTTAAGCGATGAAGAAAAAACTCGTTGGGATGAAACAATTAAAAATTTGGAAAAAGAGTTAACTTCTGCTGAAGAAGCATTTATGTCCTCTTGGGAAAATGCCTTGTAGGCAGCGGCAGATGCGTTTGATGAAGCTGTCAATAATACAGTTCAAACGTTTAAAGATGCAATGGCTGGTATTGCTGGCTCCAATGATGTACTATCTCAGCGATTTGAGTAGCAGAAAGAAATTTCTGAGCGTTATTTGGATGATTATTAGAAAATTTATGAGTTATCTAAATTAAATAGAGATTTAACCAAATCCATAGATGATACTGATAGCGTGGTAGCCAAAACTAAGTTAAGAGATTTACAAGAAGAAATTAATAATCTTCAAGAATCTAATACTGAAATGACCCAGTATGAAGTGGATGAATTACGCGCTCGTTATGAATTAAGGCTGGCTGAAATTGCTCTTGAAGAGGCGCAAAATGCTAAGTCTCAAGTTCGTATGCGTCGTGATAGTGAAGGCAATTGGAGTTATGTTTATACTGCTGATTAGGATGCTGTTGCAGGAGCCCAGTAGGGATATGAAGATAAACTTTATGCTTATCAAGAGTTAACTCAAAATTATATTGATGAAATGGAATCGGCCCTTATTGAAATTCCTGCTTAGATGGCTGATGCAATTGCTGCTATTGATAAAAATGCTTATGAGTCTGAGGAGCAATATTTGAGGGCGGTCGAAGAAGTGCGTGCTTATTACACCGGTTTGTACGAGTATCACTTAAAGCAAATGAATGGCGCAATAGAAGATAGCGCCTATATTTATCAGAATGACTGGCTAGCCTACAATGAAAAAACTGGCTATAAAATTAGTAAAGAAATTGAATGGCGCGATAATTTTAATGAAACTATTTATGCTTAGACTACTGGTTATACCACTGCCGAAGGCGCGTTAAGTAATTTTGTTACTAATAGTGACATTTTGCTAGACGCTTTAGCGGGACATTATTCTGATTGGAAAAATGATGTAAATACTGCTTTTGACCTGGCTGGTAAAGATGTCGAAAATTTTGAGAAAACTGTTGATGAAAAAACTAAAGACATTCAATAGGATAATAAAGATACTGCGTAGTCTGCTACCGATATGGAAACAAAGTTTGACACTGCTTATGATAAAATTTTAGATGAGGCTAGTACTTGGGCAACTAAATATTCTAATACCGTTTAGGCAGTTATAAATAAAAACAATGAAGTTGCATCAAGTATTTCAAATATTTTGGCTTTATACAAACGTGTCGTTGAAGAAAAACCAGACCTTTCTGGTGATTATAATCCGGAAGAAGGAGACCCAAATAAAGGAAAGCCTGAGGGCACAATTCCGCCCGAAGAGCCCAATCCACCTGAGGAGCCCAACCCCCCTGAAACTACGTTCCACGTAGAGAAAGCTTTTTTTAATAAAGAAGATGGTAAAACTGGACAAGGTGCATATACCGGGCTTACAGTACGAAAGAGTGATATTAATGGTTTAATAATTGACGACCATTAGGATTATGGTTATTTTAATTATGGTGGAAGAACTTTTTATATTAAAGAAGAAATTGCCAGATTAATGGCAAAAGAATTAGGAATTACTCCCAATATAATTGCTCGAGCCCTTTACACAGGCGGGGGACCACGCACCCCAGTGACGTGGGATTAGTTCGACACTGGCGGTTATACAGGCGCTTGGGGTTCTGGAGGACGTCTAGCGATGCTTCACCAAAAGGAAATCGTTCTGAATGCCGATGATACAGAAAACTTCTTATCAGCAATTCATATTATAAGAGATATTTCTCACGTAATAGATTTGCGGGCAGCCGCTCAATAGGCCGCTTTAAACGAGATGTATAGACCGGCAGTAATGCCATCAAATAACTCTCTACAACAAGAAGTTACAATTCACGCAGAATTCCCGAACGCAACTAATCGTGGTGAAATTGAAGCAGCCTTTGATACTCTTATCAACCGCGCGTCTCAATTTGCTAATCGTAAAAAATAATGTTATAATAGAGGCAAGGTAGAAGAAACTACCTTGCCTCTTTTTCTTTTGAGGACGATATAAACAAATTGAAATTGAAGATTTTTGATAATAAATAGAATAATGGAGAGAAAGGAGAGACCTTTTATGAAGGATTATAATGAAATATTATTGACAGCAATTGATACAGTGGTCGCATAGCGCTTATCAGAATTACAATTCGATGAAACTATTATCTGTACGATTGTTGATGACAGTGATAAAAAGAACGGACATTATAAAGTGACTGATGGTTCAATTACCTTTGATGCGTATACGGAAACAACTCATTATTATAATGATGCGTAGGTTTATGTAACCATACCCAAAGGAGATTGGACGGCGCGCAAGTTGATTACCGGCCGTTATACTGGCGACGAAGATAACCAGCCTATCACCTATGTGTCACCTTTAGAAAAAGTGGCGCAATTAACCGAAAACCTTGCGAACGGTTTCGGTGGCGCTGACGTAGCCGCCAACTGTAGTTATGATAGTGAAGGTAATCCAATCGCAGGAGCCCTTATTAAAGAGATTGGAAGTATTGAAACTCCTATAAATACTTTAATAAATGATACTCTTTGTATTTAGGCAGATTTTAGATGTTTACTTGATAATTATGATATGGAATCTGGCGCCTATGGTCTAATGGTAAAAGCGTTTGACGAGAACGATAAAGAAATTGCTACTTTTATGCTAGACAGTAGCCGTGATATGTTTGGACGTCCGTACGCCTATGCCGCGTGGGCCGCGCAATCCCAAGCCTATAAGTTTAATTTCTCTATTGGAACTATTAAAAGACTTGTTTGGTATTTATATCAAGATGGTAATTTTTATTACGATGATGGAACTGAAGATGCACCTATTGCCATTCCTTTTAATAAAATTTCTGATAATGAAGTTTAGTCAAATATTTTTGTTCGTAATATTCAAATCTTTTTTGGAACTGATGTCTCTCAAGTGGAAGACAATACGGTTAAAATTGTAACCAATAGTTCTCTAAAATATTAGGGCAAAGAAGATGCGGAGAAATATATCGAACTTATTTGGTATAATAAGGGCGAGGGAAATAAATTTTTGGGTTTTAAAGACGGCAAATTTGATAAAGATAAGGCCAAAGGCGAAGAAGAGATTACTGATGGCCAAAATTATTATTGGATTGAATGGTATGCTGATGGAGAAAATGGTGTTTCCAAATCAGTATAGGAATATAATTCAGAAAAAACTATAGAAGAAAATCAAATTTTAGTGGCTCAGTGTATTCCGCAACTTGCTTCAACTGATGTATATGCTATAATCTGGCTGAATGGCACACAATATAAGTCAAATATTATAACATTTACTAATAATACGGACAAAACACACTTAGTGTTAGGAACTGATGTTAAAATTAAAATTATAAATGGTGATTAGACGCAAGATGCTTATGCTATTTATGGAGAAGATAATCAAGCCATAGCTGGCGAGGCTTATAAAACTCGTACAGTAAAATTTGATTGGGAATGGAATCTTGGTAAAATTGAAAAAGAATACTGGTATGGAGCGAAAATTACCTGGACGATTCCAAATGACAATACAATGATATCAGCAAAGAACATAGAATCTGAAACAATTACTTCAGAAAACTTTGATGATATTACTACTTTTTAGTATAAATTAAAATCTGTATATGTAGATACCGCGCGCAATAATACAATTACATGTATTATTGAGCATAATGGATTTATATTAACAGCAATAAAATCTTTGGCTTTTTCATCTTAGGGTAATAGCGGTACAGATTATACGCTCATTGTCCGACCAAATGATGGGCGCGAGTTTGGCTTTAAAGATGGAGAAGCATTAATTCAACACTTTAATGTTAATTTAATTGACCCATAGGGTAAAGATATCAGCCTTGAAGGAGACACCGTTTTAGGGCGTTCTTATGAATTATTGCCAAGTGGTTTAGATGAAAATAACAAACACCTACCCGAATATTATAATACAATAGTGGCAACAGCCAAAGGCTCATTAATTACTTGGGCAGGACAAAAAATTACCTTAAAAACTATTTATCCAGTTATTTATTCTCAAAATGATAGTTATTATGCTTCAGTACCAACAAAAATTATTTATGATTCCTTTGGTGCTTTAAAAACTAAAATACCAAAGTTACAGTTATTTAATCGAGATGGTACAATAATTGAATGTTCTTGGAGCATTTCTTATCGTAATAACAAAAATGAAAAGATAACCAATCCTAGTAATTTAAACATTTTACCACAAATTAAAGATGGCTCATTATTGGTACCATCTATCTATATAAGCGAAGCACAAGCAACTTATTGTGTACTAATAGCAAGTAATAATAATGAAATTTTATATACTCAACCAATTATTATACAATAGTATAAATATGGTTCTGAAGTTCTCAATAATTGGAATGGCGCATTAACAATTGATGAAGAAAATAATCAAATTTTAAGTGCGGCTGCTGTTTTTGGTGTAAAGAAAAATAATAACAATACTTTTAGTGGTGTTATTTTGGGTGATGTAAAAAATATTGATGCTACTACTGGTTATAATACTGGGCTATATGGTTATAAAGATGGTGCTTAGGTATACGGTTTTCGTGATAATGGTACTGCATTTATTGGCAAAAGTGGTGCGGGCCGCATTGAATTTGATGGCGCACAAGGTATTATTCAATCAGGAAATTTTCAAAATATTATAAATGGCTATACAGATGCCGGTATGTATATTAACCTAAAAGATGGGGATTTGCATAGTAAGAACTTTTATATAGATGCTAATGGTAATGCCTTTTTTAAAGGAGATATTACTGGTGCATTTGGTACTTTTAAAGGCGGATTAGAAGCCGGTAATTTTATAGTAAATTCCAATGGGATTAATTTTGCTAATCGTTTTACGGTTGATAATAAAGGAAGAGCAGTTTTTAATATAAGCAATGAATCACCCGGATGGCAAGGAATATGTTGGACTGATCCAGACGAGATGGTTAAAGAGGTTAGAGTTCCTCCAGAATTCCCTTATATAGGTAGAGAATAGGGTTCAGAAGATTACGAATTATATGATGAAGGAATAATTTTAGATGTTGTATTTAAGAAAGGTAATGAGCGTGTAGAAAGCGAAGATAATAAACCTGCTATAGCAATTAGAATTATTGATACCAATGACATATGTCATGAGGAAAAACCAACAGGCTATGAGGATGTAGTGTATGAGGGTAGCAAGCTATATGCTCCAGAAGTAAAAGCGGGGGATACAGTTACTTTTATATATAGAAGATATTTAAATAATAATAGTGGCGGTTGGAGCGTTTTATCAGAGCGAGGAACATCAAAAGAGGCTTTAATAATAGATGAAAAGGGTCTTACAATTCATGGTAATGGAACATTCTCTGGAACTATAACAGCGCATGAAGGAAATATAGCCGGATGGATGATAGCCGATAAAGGATTAAGAGATGAGGGCGGTACTTCTTATTTTTATAATTCTTGGACCACTTCAGACTACGTTACGATAGCTAACATGAAAAAAAATGATTGGCGTTTACTTTTGGGTCGCAATGGTATTAAGGGTACTTCAGCCAATTTTGGCGTTGATTCAGAAGGTACACTCTATGCTACTGGAGCTGTACTTAGTGGAAGTTTTAGCGCCAGTGATGGAAAATTCTCAATTAATTCTTCAAAAGTTAAATTTGGTGATAATTTTACTATTGAAAGCAATGGCAACGTAACAGTTAAAGGCGATATTATTGCTAAAACACTTACGCTAGTGGATGGAGCGACAATTCCACAATCTGGTGTTAATGGATTAAAGAGCGCACTTGATAATAAAGTTGCATTCGGAGTCAAAAAAGCGAGCGGAGGCTATGCTTTTAAAGTTGAAACTACCGGAGAGTTAACTTGTACAGGAGCAACCATTGAAGGTACAATTACAGCTAAAGAAGGTGGAAACATTGGAGGCTGGAAAATTAGTAAATTTAATACTAGTAATTTACCATCAATAGATTCTATTGCTTTTGATCTAACGGGATATGATGGTTGGGCCTTGTCAACTGAAGATGAAGCTAATGAAAACACCTTAATCCATTCTAGTGTAAGCAATGGTGTATCTACTTATTAGTATCAAATACCAATTTTAACTTCTAGAGGTATATACATAAAAGAAATTAATTAGTGGAACAATGGTGCGGCGTCTAATACAGATTATAAATTTATAAGCTGGCTACGATTGTGGTATGGTATGAAACAAATTTTAGGCAGTACTGGCTAAAATTAATAAAAAGAGTAAAAGGAGTAATTAAATAATGAACTTAACAAATCAAAAAATTTATGAATATGGACAAAAGTTATCCATATTTTCTAATTGTAATATAAAATTACCAGTTCGGATTAATTTCTATCTACAAAAAAATATTCAATTAATCCAATAGGCTTCTCAGGAAATCGAACAAGCGCGTCTATCAATTGGCGCGCAGTTCGGTACAGTAAATGAAGCACAAAATGGCTATGATATTCCACCCGAGAATATTGCGGCCGCAAATAAAGAACTTACTGATTTATATGAATTAGAGCAAGATATTCCAATTCATATGTTTAAACTTTCTGATTTTGATAATATTGAACTATCATATCAAGAACTTTCCGCAATTATGTTTATGATAGAGGAATGATAAAAGGGAGGTTTGCTTACTATGGCAACGAAAAAATTACTTCCTCCTTCTATTGATGGCAAATTGCCCGCTTAGGTAGGGAATATACTACATATTCCCTACCTACATAACAGAGCCGTGGGCATTAATGATTATGACTCAATGAGTTTAAAAATCAAAACCGTATCTACAAATTTAGAAATAGCCACAATATCAGGAGACAAAAATGGTAATTTTCCAACTGACTATTCTTTTATAGTAGGCCAATTCTACAAAGCGCAAATTGCTTATGTAAAAGATAAAGAAGTTGGATACTACTCCACAGTTGGAGTTTTTAAATATACGGAAGAGCCCACTCTTTCAGTCAATTCTAACAATGTAGAATTTGAAATAGATAAGAAAAATTACTGCGGGCCGCTTGTAATTGGTAAATACGAGGCTCCAGAGAACGATATAAATGAAAAAGTTTATTCTTATTGTTTTAATATTTATAGTGATGATAGTCTCTTAACCTCTTCTGGTGAATTACTACATAATTCTTCTGAAGATACAGACCCAAAAGTTTCTAGAGATTCTTATCAGTTTACATAGATTTTGAGACAAGATAGAATTTATTCAATATAGTATGAAGTAACCACCTCCAATGGCTTAAGAGTTGCTTCTCCTCGGTATCTAATTGAAGCGGCCGCTGAAGTGGATATCGATTTTAAAATGACCCTAGAGGCTCATAGCGATGATGAGAATGGTTTTGTGGAAATCATCCTACATCGTTCAACTAATTCGGAGCCTCAAGATATTAGAGGACAATTTCAATTAATTCGTAGTAGCGATTTAGATAATTATAGCACTCAAGAAGTTATACAAGACTTTGTAATTAACGATATTGTTAGTTCATTTTCTTATTCCCTTTATAAAGATTTTACTGTCCAGTAGGGAGTAAATTATATTTATGGATTGCGGCAGTATAGCGCCAATGGTATTTATACTGCTCCTATAATGACTGAAATCGTGTGTGTTGATTTTGAAGATATTTTTCTATTTGATGGCGTGCGCCAGTTAAAGATTAAATTTGACCCTAAAGTATCTTCTTTTAAAGATACTATTTTGGAAAGTAAATTAGACACTATAGGCGGTCAATTCCCATTCGTTTTTAGAAACGGAAATACGAAATATAAGGAATTTTCTCTTTCTGGTTTAATTTCTTATCATATGGATAACGATGAGTTGTTCCTAACTGATGAAGATATGCGGTTAGCCGCTCAATCCGAACGGAGAAGCGCCACTGCCGCGGGTCCCATTCAAACTACTGCTATGCGCACAATTAATTTGGTTGGTGAAAATATCGCCGCCGAGCGCGTCTTTAAATTAACAGTTTTAGAATGGTTAAATAATGGAAAGCCCAAATTATTCCGCTCTCCAACTGAAGGCAACTATATTGTTCGCCTAATGAACACTTCCTTATCCCCTAATGACACTCTTGGAAGAATGCTACATACTTTCAGTTCTACTGCCTATGAAATTGCTGAAAATAATCACTCGAACTAGAGTAAATATGGATTTTTAACCGCCATAGAAGACAAAAGAATTACGCGTGTTTATAGCGTTGATATTGATAGTGTCGGTATTTATCAAATTGATCCTGCTGTCTGGGCACGTATTTATGGTCGCCCTGGAACTATATATGAATTAAAATTTAAGAATGGTGAAATCTTTACTTTGCGAATTGGGGCTACTGGTATGCATGAACTAAATTTTAATTCTAATTTATTGATTTCTATTGAATTAAAACAAATAGGTGCCGATGGCCTTGAGACCGAGTATGAATATAAAATAGAGTATGCTACTACTTAGTCCAAAGTTGATAATATTTACTTGGATAAAGAAAATATTATTGAATCTATAGCCACGCTAGAAAAAGCGGCCCAGTTTACGCATAAAGACGATGATGGAGAGTATACTAATATTATAGACCAATTAGTATACTCTGAAGATACAAATATAAAGAAATATTTAAATAATATATTATTTTTGCGCCTAGAACTTTTAGACGGGGTTCAGGGAGATAGAGAAGTTTAGTTTAAATGGAAAGATAGCGAAGTAATTAAGGTTAATTTAAGTAATGGAAAACAAATATATACTAATAATAATGCTATAATAACAGAAAATAACTATACTGATGCGTTTAAGCGAGTAATAAACGGCCGTTTGGAATTGACTTCTAATGATTTTGATGGATATTTTGTACCAGAAATAATTAATATACCGTTTGGCGTACGCGCAGATGTTTATTATAAATTAAATGTTTTAACAACTAAGTCCGCACCAGCGCACTATAATGTAATAGAGGGGGCAACAAGCGATGCTATATCCTAAAGAATTTTTACATCTATTAGATAGACAACGCAATAAAATTATATACGCTCGTATAATTGCCCTTACTTTTGATGAACAGCCTCTTGAACAAATTGAAGGTCGAATTACGTCTGGCTCCATTAATATTGATGGAGCCAGCGCAGTCCGCCGCACTTGTCAACTGAGTATGATAACGCCAGAAATCAATATCGCAAATTATTATTGGGGATTAAATACCAAAATTAAACTTGCTATTGGTGTTAAAAATGATATAAACCCCGAATATCCCAATATTATTTGGTTTGATTAGGGTATTTATGTAATTACTAGTTTTAGTTCTGCTTATAGTTCTAATTCTTATACCATTAATCTAAGCGGTAAAGATAAAATGTGTTTATTAAATGGCGAAGTTGGCGGTTCTTTAAACTCTTCGGTTGACTTTGGTAAAATTGAACAAGAAATTGGAAAGGATGAAAATGGTAATGGCGTTTATAAAATTGCTAAATATCCAGTTAAAGATATTATACGAGAAGCCGTTCACCAATACGGAGGAGAACCATTCCACAATATAATTATTAATGACTTGGATGAATTAGGCCTTGAATTACAAGAATATCGATATGATATTCCAATGTATTTATATCGAAATATAAATAATAATACTTATTCCAATGGAACCCTTAATGGAGAGCAGCCTATCACTAGTCCTAGTGAGTATAAAAAATTATCTGATATTCCAGAAGAACAGTTTGAAAGCCTGTCTGATGATTTTATTAACCAATAGAACAAAGTGAAGATAAAACTTCCTGATGACAATGATAATGAATACTATGTAGCAAAAATTGATTATGGCGAAACTGTGGGCTATAAAGAAATCGACCTTGTATATCCCGATGATTTAATCGCTAATATAGGAGAAAGTATTACTTCTGTATTAGATAAAATTAAAAATTTCTTGGGTGAATTTGAATATTTTTATAACCTAGATGGTTAGTTCGTATTCCAAAAGAAGAAAACTTATATCAATGAAACTTGGAATCCTATCTCTCAAACCGATAGTGGAAAATATTATGTGGAGGACCTGGCCGCCGCGAATGGATACTCCTACATATTCTCAGGTTCTGAATTTTTTACAGCCTTTAATAACACTCCTGATTTAAACAATTTGAAAAATGATTATAGCGTTTGGGGTGTTCGTAAATCTATCTCCGGTAGTGAATTACCTGTTCATATGCGTTATGCGATTGATAAAAAGCCTTGGAAGTATACTTCTATTGAAGTTGATGCCTTTTGGAAAACCAATGAGGCAGGAGAAAAAATTCAACTCGAAGGTAAGGACGCAGAAGAAATTACTGCCTATAATACTAAATATGGTTTTAATCTAGAGGGGTAGTACCCTATAACCTATATCGCTGATGATATATATGGAGAGCAAGAGGATGGTATTCATTGTGATTGGCGTGAATTGATATTCCGAATGGCTCAAGATTATCGTAAATATAACCATTTAGATGATTTTCAGTTAAGAGTTATTCAAGTCAATTCTGAAGATGGTCTTTATCAAAACGGTCGAACTGGATATGAACAATATTATATTGATATGGAAGGTTTTTGGAGATAGTTATATAATCCTTTCGATGGAGACAATTCTATTTATTATATTACACCCACTAATGAAGATGACGACCCTACAAGACTAGGGTGGGCTCGTGCAATCTACTAGCAGCCTGAAACTCTTAACTTTTGGATTGATTTCTTAGATACTTCTGGAGAGTTAGAGCAATTTTCCATTCCTGTCCTTGGAGTAAGGCCAAAAGTAAGCAATGATAAAGATGTAAAAGCCATATATTATAGAGAAACACCTCAAATTATTTTCAATCGAGTTAAGGATGCCCCCGAGAAAACTGGATATAGGTATTTTTCAGTTGGAAACTTAGCCGGGGCGTTTAGTAAGAGTACTCAAGGAAAAAGCGCTAAAGAGGCTATCGATACATTATTATATAATCACGGATATTGTATAGAAAGTGTATCTATTAGTTCCATTCCAATTTATTATTTGGAGCCTAATACCCGCATTTATGTTAGCGATATTGAAGCGGGAATTGAAGGTGATTATATTGTAAGTAAAATCTCACTTCCACTGGCATATAATGGAAGTATGAGTATTACGGCAACTAAGGCTGCTTAGCCACTACTTTAAGAAAAAGGAGGTAATAATATGGCTAAAAGTATTGAACAAATTATTGTAGATAAATTCAATGAAAACATTATACCCGGTAAACATGTTTATAAGTTAGGTATATAGGGGGCACCAGGCACCGTTTTTCAGATTAATAATGGTACAGATATTACCATTGGTAAATATGGCATTTATGAATTAGACCTTTCTATGGTTGGAGGCGTTATTACCACCTTAGTATTTATCAGTAATGCTAATGAAGATGTATCGATAATTGTGGATATCATAAGTGAGGACAGTACCGAGGGGGGTGTCCAACATTGAGTTTCTATGGTAATGTTATAAATTATTTAACCAAGGCCTTTAAGACTATTACAATTAAAAACAAAGAAAACACAACAATATCTTCTTTAAATGCGAATGACTATAATGATGAATTAGTAATTTCTAATAGTGAAACCATAGGCGCAAAAATAAATAAAAATAATCAATTATAGTTTGAATTGATACCAGATTTTATTGACGCCGCAGAACTAGAAGCAAGATCTTATGCTACAACAGCAAGTTTAAATGAAGAAGTTGAACGCGCCAAGGCGGCCGAACAAAAGTTAGACGAAAAAATTCCAACCTCTCTTGGCGTTATGTCTATTACTAATAATGATAAGTCTTTAACTTTTGATGATATTGATAATCAAGGCAATTTAGAAGCAAAGGTCAATATTGATTCTGCTAGCGACAATATACTAAGTCTTAGTGATAATGGTTTATATGTAAAAAAGCCGACTGCGGCAGATTTAGATATAACTGGAGCAATGCGATTTATTGGAATAAAAGATTCTTTACCTGAGGAAGGTATAGATGGTGATGTTATTCTGTGCGGAGGAAAAGAATACGTCTGGTCCGAAGGTTATTGGTACGAACTTGGAGATGCTAGTTCTTATGCTTTAAAAACTATAACCATTTACGGAAAAGAAGGACTAACTGGTGGAGGTAGCCTTTCTTCTAATATCGAAATTAGCCTAAGCGATGAGACAAAAGCATCATTAGCCAAAGCAGAAAGTGCTCTTTAGGCTGGTGATATATCATTTGTTGCCATCGGAGATGATGAAGGAAATGTGGTTTTAAGTTTAAAAGGAGGAAAATAAGTAATGGATTGGTTAGAATTATTATATAAAATTTTAGAAATTTGTCTAATTCCTATTTTGGGTGTTTTGACAACTTTCTTAGTTAAATGGTTAAAAGCCAAAGAAGAAGAAATCCTTGTTAAAGTTGAAAATGATACTGCCGATAAATATATTTCTATGGTGGCACAAACAATTACTGATTGTGTTATTGCCACGAATCAAACATATGTAGAGGCTTTAAAAAAGCAAGGTTCTTTTAATGCGGAGGCACAAAAGATTGCTTTCCAAAAAACTCTTGATGCGGTAATCGCTGTTTTAAGCGATGACGCAAAGGCTTACTTGACAGAATTATATGGTGATGCTACTGCTTACCTAACCACTCGAATTGAAGCCGAAGTTAATTTACAGAAATAATAAAAACCCCTAGTAGAATTATCTACTAGGGGTTTATTTTTTTTATAGCGGTTTCCCAGATTTTTATGGGAAACCGCATTGCGGCTTTGGCTACAAAAATTAAATGATAAATATTAATGGAGAGGAGTGGAGAGTTCTTTTAGTCTCTCCACTTCATCCGCAATTATAGCGGAGTGATGGTTCTTGGTCTATTGGCGCTTGCGATGACTATTTAAAAACTATATATCTTTGCGAAGATTTAAATTATCCAATGATGAAAAAAGTTTTATCTCACGAATTAACCCACGCGGCTATGTTTAGTTATAACATAGAAATGAGTCATGATCAAGAAGAATTATTCGCAGACCTCGTTGCGACTTATGGATAGGAAATTGTATGTAAAACCAATTTGTTCTTTAAACGATTAAAAGAAAATAGGGAAGCCTTTTGTTAAGGCTTCCCTATTTTTTATTTGTCTTCATTTTTACTAGTATTATTGTTAACAATTGGCAACTAAATGGCTCTATCAAACCAAATTTTTGCCTCTCCATTGCCGCCCAAACCAGTATACAGATGATAAAATTCATTTAACTATTCATATTCACCTGTTGTGATATGGCCGCGTCCCAAGTATAGACGACATAGTTGTGTTAGTCTATATCTATAAGAAGAAACAATTAGGTCCATCTTGTGCTTTTCAGCCACATCGACCTAGGTTACATAGTCACGCAACTGTTGGATATCCTGTTTGACAGGCTCAATTTTTTCATCAATTGCGTCATCAATTGCTGCTTCTTTCTTCTCATCAAGCAATCCCTTATAAGTTTTTAGTTGTTTCCAACACCAACCGCAAAAGGTCAATGCTCCGGCAGTAATCAAAGATAAAATTATGCCACCAATATTGGCAGCAATCCATTCACCCATTTGATTTGCTCCCCCTTTCCTTATTATAGTTGTTTCCTGTGTCTATATATTATCAAAAAGAGAGTGGATAAAATGAAAAAAATCGGCCTTATTAAAAGGCCGATTTATTACTTTTGATATAGTGAGTACCAATACAAATTGCGTCACTGGCGTCTTGAGACACTTTAATATTGTAGGTCTCGGTTACAAACAATTGCGCATTCCGTTTCTAGGTAGCACGATCACGACCTTTAATGCCGAGTGTTGATTTCCAGGTTTGTGAATGAACTATCTCGTGTGGGATGCCGCATTCACGCGCCAATTCTTCAAGCACGCCAAGCACCTCGGCTAAAGCCTTATAAGTCGAGACATTATTTATCTAACCTTGAAGTTGAATATCTTCAAGCAGAATTTTATTTATACAATAATCGTGAATAAGAGAAATTACTTTATTGCGAATTTTTACAAGGCGTAAAGAAAAATCATCGTCATCATAAGTGAAAGTGCCATTTGCTATTAACTTATCATCCTAAAAGATAGCATATCCACTGGTGCGCGAGGCCTAATCAAGAGCCAGAATATTCAACGCTATGATTCTCCGTTGTAAAAGTTTTTGAACTATCAACGATAAAGGCGCGACGCTCAGGATTACAAGCCATTACACATTCTTCTTCTTCTCTTTTTGGATTAAATAATTTCATTCCAAGTTCATACCATTCATCAGTGGTTAAAAAATAAGGATGACCAGTTTCATTAAAGGTGTCAACAAGAGTGTCGGTTGAGCCAAAGCCGCCTTGTCGTTCGGCAGTTGCCGCATCATCATCAGCCACATAATATTTTTTAAAAATACCTTGACCAATTGTATCGCCTTTTTTAAGAAGAATATCAAAAGGTGATAAATTAATTATTTGAAAATAAATATGTCCTTCGTTATCTGGATTATTATAATAGTCAGAATCAATAATACCTACTCCATTAGCAAGAATAAGCCAAGATTTTAAAGGGCAAGAACTACGGACAGATAATTCAAGGTACATATCTTTAGGCATTTCACATTTGATACCAGTAGGAACAAGTGTAGGTTTTGCCGCAGTGGCTTTAGTAATCTCTGTTAATTCTTTCAAAGTTCTCATATAACCGATGTCGGCATATAATGCCATTTTGTCATATAGTTTAGATAAAGAAGGAATTACAGTATCCTCGGCAACTTGAAAGTCATAGCCTGCGCTTGCGGCGGTCTTCCGTTCGGGAAGACGCAGACCCGCATCCGCATATTTAGAAACAATTTCAAATTTCATAACTTACCAATACCTGAGTCTCAGGTTCCTTTTCATCAGTAAAGCCTTTGACGATAGAGACTTTATAATAGTCGTCAATAACTTCTCCTTTTTGTTTACGCTCTTTGTGTTCGCAATTATATTTTACCACATTAAAAGTAGTATCCTCTTTTGCCTCAGCAATTAGATTTTCGACTTCTGGTTCGGTATCTACACGATACACTTCTGTTGTTTGAATTAAATATTTAGACATTATATTACCTCTACATTTAGTGTATTATGATTATAATTTAATGAATAGGTTGTTTCAATTTCTTGAGCCCATAAAGAATTAAATGAGGTATCTCCGTGGAGTTTTACTTCAGTTATACCATACTGCTGCGCCAAAGCGCAAACTGCTTCTGGAATATTATTTAAATCAACTTTTTGAGCATAGATATTAGTTTGTGTTTCCGTGTCAAAAACATAGATCATTTGATCATTGGAAAACATTTGAATATTACAGATAATTACTTGCATACTACTACTCCATTGTCATAGGGGAAGAAATACATAGCGTAAGTTTCATTGTCTTCATTGGTTACCCAAATTTCAATAGCACATTCATCACTCGTAATTTCAACAGATTTGATTTCGCCAATTACACTCGCGCATTCAAATAAAACATTTTCAACAGTTTCATTAGCATTTTTCAAATCAATATTAAATAAAGTGTAATAATTTAGTTCTCTGCATAAAAGCATGTAATACTAACAATTCCATTTACCAATAAAGTTTCTTACAAATTCTCCCTTTTCTGCCATTGCGGCCTCATCAAGAATTTCTAGTTGACCGATAATTTGTTTATTCATTTCATAAACGTTCATACTGATTGCGGTTTCTGTTCTATCGTCCGGTATTTCTTGCCAACCTTCTACGGCATCAAAGCGATAGCATTTATCTTCATCAGAGCACCAGACGGTTTGGCCGTGATAAGGTTCAAGAACATCTTCTAATTTTTCTACTTGCTCAATCATAGATATGTTTCACCTCATTTTTTTCTTTTATTATATCAAAATTTTCTTTTTTTGTCAAATTTAACAATGTTTTACGCGATGATGAACTTCATCTTGTTTACCCTTATTAAAAGCAGTTGTATAATTTCCAGTTAGATAGCCGGTCACGCGACGCAACTGTTGAATATTTTCACTGCCGCACTCAGGACATTTATCATTAAATTCATCGCAATATCCGCAAGATAGGCAGGTATCATTAGGAACATTAATTGCGAAATAAGGTAGGTCTTTATCCATAGCATAATTTACTAAAGTTTCCAATGCGTCAATATTGTTTTTTGCTCCGCAATCTAATTCAATATAAGTAATACATCCTGCATTAGAGTATCCAGACAACTCACTCTCAATATCAATTTTTTCAAAAGGACTCATTTCCTTCCACACCGGAACGTGAGTAGAATTGGTAAAAAATTCTTTATCAGAGACATTTTCAATTATACCATATTTCTCACGGAACTTTTTCATTGCGGTATGGCAAAGATTTTCAGCAGGTGTTAAATAAACACCAAAATTTAAATGAAGTTCTTTTTTGAACATAGCACAAAGTTCATTAAACTTTTTATAAATGTGTTTGGCTAATCCCATGCCGGCAGGAGTGGTATGATCGCATCCAATTAAAATTTGTAAAGTTTCTGCTAAGCCAAGAGAGCCAATGACAAGGGTTCCGTGCCGTAATGCGCTTTGGATTCCTTCTTCTGGGATATAACCGGCCATTACGCCATTCTCATACATAAATTTAGCAGAGTCGGGAGATTGAGAACAAATCCAACGATAACGCTCAAGGAGCATATCTTTTGCCTCATAGATTTTAGATTCCAACAGGAACATAAATTCATCAAGAGTTTGACCTTCTAAGTCTTCGGCAAAGGGTTCGCATTCTTTCATTACTTTTTCTTTGGCCATCATTGCCAAAGTGGGCATAATGATAGTAACGGGGGCAATATTGCCGCGGCCATCTTTCTCAAAGCCAAGACCGTTGATATCAAAACCGTTATATGTTCGGCAACCCATTGTGCTTGTATATTCGGATGGACGGTCAGGATTATATCCTTTATTTACGCTCCAATCCACATTAGCATAATTCGGATATAGGCGTTGAGCCGTAGAACGCAGTGCCAAACGATATAAATCATAGTTTGGAGTACCAGGTTCTTTATTTACGCCCTTCATTACTTGGAAAATACCACAAGGGAAGATAGAGGTCTTATGTAATTTACCTAAACCTTTAATAGACACATCAAGAATGGCTTTAGTTACCATTCTTCCTTCTGGAAGCGTGCAAGTACCATAGTTGATAGAAGTGAAAGGCAACTGATTTCCTGAACGACTTTGTAAAGTGTTAAGATTGTGATACATAGCTTCAACTGCTTGATAAATTTCACGCTCGGTCATTTCGATAGCATATTTGTATGCCATTGGATGTCCAGAACTACTATAAAAACAATGGTCTATTGGAATAGAATTATATTCTTCTTGGGTAACTCCGTGTGTTTCTGCTAATAGTTGGAAAAATTTTTCATCTCCAGAGTTATCAGCATCTGAAACAAAATTATGGCAGTAGTATAACCCATCTTTAAAATGTTTTTTAAAACTCTTTCTCACATAAGGAACCATAGTCCAGTCAATGTGGCTCGCGCTAACACCACCAAATTGGCATAGGCTTTGTAATTGGAAAATAACTGCGACTAACTGGAAAGCAGTATTTACAGAATTGGCGGGACGCACGTCGCACTGACGAGTATTGAATCCTTCGGCCAATAGTTTATCAAATGGAATAGTTAAGCAATTATGACTACCAACCGCATAGGCATCTAAATCGTGAATATAAATCATATTTTCTAAATGATTTTTACGAGCCATATCAGATAGTATATAATTTAAAGCATAATCTTTAGTCATATAACTTGATGCTTCGCCTATACGCCCGCCAAAAGATTTTTCATCAAGATTGGCATTTTGATTTTGAACATTAGAAGCATTTAGTTTTTCGCCAATAGCAGTGATAAAATCATCTTTGTAGTTGCGAGCAACCTCTTTTTTATATCTATAACGAATATAGGCGCGAGCCACATCGCGACGTTCGGACTACATAAGGTAATCTTCTACTCGGTCTTGAATATCTTCAACGGTTAGAGTTTCACCAATTATTTCAGCACCTAAAACGTGCGCTTCTACTGCTTCGCCAATTTCTTCAGCGGTTTCAGTTTCATATAGACAACCATCTACTTCGAGTAATGCTTTATTTACAGCATCAATAATTTTTTGTTTGTTAAAAAGAACTTTCGTTCCATCTCTTTTAATTATTAGCATATTTTATACCTCCAAACTAAATATAGTGAAATTTTTTTTGGGCATCCACTATATTTAGTTTTTGTAGTGTTTTAATTAGTTAATCCTGCCCAATGGCGGATTGATTGAATGAGTATAAGTTTCGCGTGGTCTTCAAGTGTCATCCAACGAGTATCATCTAAATTTTCTACTCGATAATGAGCATCATTAAATCCTTCAAAATCTTTTTCATCGGCTTCGTAGCGCCGAATAATTTCTTTCACATCGGGATTGACTTCACGATTTAAAGAGCGTAATAATCGTAATTTATCAGGAGCATAAACTTCAACGATATATAAATCAATTTTTGGATTATCTAATAGAATATCAACGCCATCTAGATTAAATACTCCAACATTAATTCCATCGCTTTTTAGGCTATCTAATGATGTTCCATAGCACCAGTCTCTGAAAACCGTGGCTTCAAGCATTTGACCATTCTCAATTTTATCAGCAAATTCTTGATTGGTTAGAAAATGATAATTAATACCATCTACTTCGCCCTCACGCGGAGGGCGAGTGGTACAACTTACAATTTCGTGTAAATCGGTTCTATCTAATTTTAATATTTCTTTTAATAGCGTATCTTTTCCTGCGGCAGACTTGCCACAAATTGCTATAATTTTTATTTTATTTTTCATTTTTACGTACCTCATTAAAATGGTCGCTATCTTCAAAACCAAAAGGATAATAAGCCCATAATTTCATTTTGGATAAGTATCTTCCTAAAACACTTCCCGGCCTTTCTGCGGCATATTCACAGGTTCTTTGCCATTCTTTCTCAATGTAAGGAACATTAAAATACTGTAAAATCGGTATAAAGGTATCTGGGTTATTATTATCTACTGAGGTCAAATAACATTCTTTACATTTATTATCAAATTGCTCTAATGCTAAATGCCCTTCGTAAATTGGAGGATTTGCCTTTTTCTTCCAAAAAGAAGAAAAAGGCAATAATTTTTGACAGCATATACATTTTTGTTTAGTCTGCATCTTCTTCATAGCCTCCTTGGTACCTTTCAGTTTGAAGCACTAAGTCTCCATCACCAATAATGTCATTGATTTTATATAATTGATGTCCGCCCGATGAGGCATATTTTTTAGGAATGAAACTATCGCCTGACCGAATACCTTGAACCAAAATCATATTACCGCGGTTGAACCAAGATTTTTCAATTACTTTTTTAGTACCGTCCACTTGACGTTCGGAAATTTGCTTATCAAAAATAGAAAAATATTCCTTGCGGAATTTAATATTAACAACACCATTAGTTGTTAACAACGTCACCGTAGATTTATTTTTATCCTTGGCAATACAAGTACCACAAATTTTACATAATTTAAACATTTTAATTTCTTTATCACCCTTGTAGAATACTCTATCTACCGCTGGATCTTCAGGCAGATTAAAGAAGTCTACTAAACCATACTTACCTAAATTAACATTAGCTAATTCGTGGTCGTGATAATAGAAGCACAATGCCTCCATTTCCCAAGCAGAGATGGTACCATTTGCATATTTATTCCAATCTTCCATAAAGATTGTTTCATTTAATTTCTGAAGAATAGATTCTTTTTCTTCAAAAATCCAAGTGCGAAATACATTCATCCAATTTTGATATACTTTATCCCAAACCTTAATTTTAATAAACCAAGCCAGATTATCAGTTTCAATTAAATCATCATAACCTAATTCGTTTAAGAAGTTTAAGGCTCTAGTATCTAAAGTATAAAAATCTTTATAGGCACAACTATCAGACTTGGTAATAGCCTTCAAATATCGATTAAATTCATATACTCGTCGCGCCATAATCCGTTCTTCAGTGTCTTCTGGAAGCAATCCATATTTAATTAAGCCAGGCATATTTTGTAAAGTAATACGATTCTTTTTATCACAAGTTTCCCAAATATACCAAGCCATTGTAAATTTTCTATCTTCCATTTCATCAAAGGCGCCGCCCTTAATTAAGGAAATCATTGCTTGTTTATTTGGCTTTACCTTTTGGAGAAAATCCTTTGGAGAAGAATAGGGTCTATATTTAATGATATTGGCAATAACTTCTTCTCCAACATTTAACATACCTCTTAAGCCAAAAACAATTTTATTCTGCTCTACATCAGGGTAAAATGTATATTGTGATTTATTTACATTGGGCGGCATTACGCTAATACCCGCCTGTTTCATTTTACCAATAGCAGTTGCTATTTTATCATAATTATTATTCTTGCCTTCGGCATCTGCTTCTTCTACACCGCCACTATCTGTAATTAGACAGGCTGTGTTCCAAAAGATAATTGGAAAGCGATATGCTAAATTCATTTCTTGTAATCCAACTAAGGAATATGCTAAGGTGTGTGAAGCGTTGAAACCATAACCTTTACTGGTAGATACAAGAACATTCCAAACATAATGACATAGATTTTTACTTAATCCTTTTTCATCAATGTTTTTATAATATTCTTCTTGTAATTCTAGGAAACCTTGCGGATTCTTTTTCGCAATTGCCTTACGTAGTTTATCGGCCCAAGTTAGATTAAAGCCACCACACTCGGGCATTTGAACTAATTGCATAAACTTTTCCTGAGACTCGCAAATACCATATGATTGCTTAACAATAGGCTCAAGAAGTTTTTGTTCCTGTTCGGTTAAGCCATAGTCACGCATTTCTTTATACCAAAGATTTATATTGTTTTTAAACCGAGCATATTTATTTAGCGGTTGCTCTGCACCCTTTTCTTGCGCCATTAGTCGAATAACTGAGTTAAGAACCGCCAAATCATCGACACTTTCAGGTCGTGTTAGTGCGATACCTTGAACGCCACTTTGCTTTTCCATTTGGAAAAGGGCTTGAATTTTATGTTCCCAAACCATTTTCCACATTTCGGGCGCTTCGCGCTCAAGGTTATAAATTCCAATTACCTTTTCATAAGTTTCTCTTAATGTTGCTTCTGGTTCTACATAACCATTTTCGCAAAGCAAATCAATACAAGTGTGAATTTTATCAAGTCCTTCAACTGATAATAAATCAATTTTAATAAGACTGGCGGCCTCACAATCGTGTAAGTCAAATTGTGTGACAATATCGCCATTTGGCACTTTCATTAACGCAGTAGATTCAGTAAATGGCTCATCAACAAAAATAACGCCGCCTGCGTGCTCACCCACACGACAAATTAATCCCTCAATGCGCTGAGCAACTCTCCATAACTCCGGATAATTATCCATTTCTTTAACAAAGAGTGGAATTGGTTTAAAATCATTTTCTTCATCCCCATAATAACATTGCTTCAAGGTTCGAGCCTGTCCTCTGTCAGAGGGCACCAATGAAGAAATATAAAGCGCAATATCATTATCAATTTCTAAGCCACGGGCCGCTGTTTGAATAGCACTCTTGGATTTTTCTGTTCCAAAAGTGACCACATTAGCAACTCTGTCTTCACCATAATAATCGCGCAGTGCTTGTAAGATGGTGGCGCGACGGCTTCCTTCGATATCTGTATCAATATCAAGAACTGATACACGATCTGGATTCAAAAATCTCCACGAAAATGTGCGAGTAGTTTCCCACATAGGATTGATTTGAATAATATCTAATATATATAATAACAGAAAGCCTACACCAGAACCTCTTCCAGGACCTACAATTGTACCAGCATCCCAGCAGATATCAATAATTTTTTGTAGATTTAAAAAGTATGCGCTCCAATGAGCCTTGTTAACCTGCGAAGAAGTCCAAGTAATTCTTAAGTTATCATTTAATTCATCATAAATTTCTTGGGTTTGTAATTGGGGGTTTTGTTCTAGTTTTTCAACAATTAATTCTACAAGCCGTCTATCTCCATTAAAAGTAGATTCATTAAAAGTTCTTAAGTATGGAATTTTTTCATACCAAAATTCAGGCACGGTGGTCATAGTAGGTATTTTCCATTGAAGCGATGGAATTTTTAATGGCTTCTTTAAAGAATAATCTTCACAAGCGTCTCGAATTTTAATAATATTTTCATAAGCCTCCTGGAATACTTCATTAGTAAAGCCGTCCATATAACTCTCTATCTCCGCCGTATCCATCATATATGTTGTAGCATAAAATGAATCAACTTCACGGTCGCCTTCTTGCGCATTTAAAAACGCTTTATGAATCGGCGCATCTTCTTTGCGGCAATAATGACTATCGGTTGTAATAATAAATGGAATATTTAGTTCTTGAGATAACAAATAAATTTGTTTATTAACAATTGCCTGTTCTTCGTTTGCGGAAGGCTGCATTTCAAGATAAAAATTACCTTTACCAAACACTCTTTCCATTTGACAGCACCAGTTTTTAATTTTGTTGAAGAATGATTGGTCATTGCCGCGAGAATACCATTGCAAAATTTTAGTTCCTAAAAATCCACCCAAACAAGCCGTAGACCCGATCACGTGGCCGGGATTGGCGCCAATAATATCAATTAAATCTTGATAATAGGTTGGCACTCTACGCATTTTACCATTCATCCAAGACCGCATCCAGGCTCGTGTTGATAACTCTCTAATTTGTTTATGGCCTTCGGCATCCTTAGCCAATAAAATAAAGTGAAAGTATTTATCTTCCCCCTTGATAAAATTATCAGCAGTCATATCATCGCGACATAAATAAATTTCATTACCTAAAATAATCTTGAAATTAGGATTGGTCTTTTTTATTTTTTCATAATAGTTTTCAATTTTAATTGCGTTAGATACTGTATCGTGTTCTGTAAAAGCGATTACGCTATGGCCTAATTCAATCGCATAATTTACTAATTCTTCAATGCGGTTAATAGAGTCGCGTAATCGTTGATTGCTCATTTCTGTATGATTATGAAGACTTCCTTCATACTTTAGCGGCATTTAGTTGTCCTCCTTTTTTATAGTTCTTAATTTATTATAACATATTTTTTAAGAATTGTCAATCGAAGATGCCGCATCTTCAACCGCGTTTAAAAGGGTCTGTAAAATAAAAGCCGCCGTTTCAAAATGAACCGTATGAGATAAAAGATACTGATGAAAATCCGGACTTTCAATAAAACTTTTTACTTCATCTAAATCTACTGTTACTTCCATAATTGTTTACTCCTATTATTTTTTAATGATAACTAATTTTTCACTTGCTCGAGTACAAGCAGTATATAACCATTTTTTATGTTCTTCAGGCGCGTTTGGAAACCATTCTTCAAATACAAGAACTTTGTTCCATTCTCTACCCTGGCTCTTGTGACAAGTAATAGCATAAGCATAAGCAAACTCGAATGGCGCTTCTATAAAACCTTTACTTTTATTTAAAAGATAGGTTTGCTTAGGCGTAAGAGTCATTTCTCCATTTTTTAAAGAATTATAATCAATTGGAATAGAAATAAAATTATCTTCATCTTCTAATCTAAAATTAGTAAATAAATAAGGTATAGGTTTATCATAAATGTATTTTGGTACATAAATATTTTGCTTATTCATATATTCAATTGTACCTATAGACCCATTTGTAAGCGCCCATTCTCCACTTGAAGAGGACCAGTCCCAGTGGTTACGTAAACTAATAATTTTATCCCCTATTTCAGGCTCTGGACCAAATCCCTTTTGCTGACGTACAAAATTATTAATTTTTGTTCTCTGGGCATTCGTTGCGCAAAGAATTTGGTCGGCCCAATCATACATTCCACTAACAACTTGGGATTTATTAAAAATTTGAACTTGTTGTCCAGAACATCCAAAATTAGACAATGGATGTCCCTCGCGGATATGCATTGATAACCGAATAATTTCGCTATCTTGCGCCTGCCGCATAATTTCATCTAAAAACACGTGGGGTTTATCTAAAACATGATTATCATCTTCTGGATTTACCGGAGGCAATTGTCCAGGATCTCCAGTAGCCAATACATATACATCGTGTGTCATTAATAGTTCCCACATCGGACGAGGTAGCATTGAGATTTCATCAATAACAATAATTTTATATTCCATTTCCGCCTTTATGCGCGGATAAAATTTATAAGTTCCGTTCGGCATTGGCTTTGCCCTATATAGTAATTTATGCGCCGTGGTGGCATTTTGGCATCCTTTTTGTTGTAAAACTGTAGCGGCTTTTCCGGTAAAGGCAGCATAAGCAACATCTTTTTCTGGGTTCACAGGTAAGGCATCAATAATAAATTTAATTAAAGTTGATTTACCCGAGCCAGCATAACCAGAGATAACTGTATATTTTTCACCTAATTTATAGCGAGCCACGGCTACACGCAAACCCTCTTCTTGTTTTTTAGTTAATTCAATACTCACTTATTTCACCTACTTATTCTTATATATAAATATTATACCATAAATATTATATTATTTCAAGTTTTGTAGAAAAGGATTAGATGCTTCTATTACCTCAAAAATTTCCAAATCGAATTTTTGTTCTGGGTTTTCGATTGTGACTTTCGTTTCCGACCGGAACTGATCCATTATAGCATAAATATCAGCCTTTGTGGCGTATTCTGTGCACTCTATGCCTTCTAACTTGGCCTTTATAATATCAAGTTGTCGAGTTAAATCACCTATTTTTTCTTCTAATGACGGAACTGTAAAGTCATAAATATTGTCTAAAATTTGAATTTTACTAATTGCCATTTATTCTCTCCTAAAAAAGAAATAGGGTTATACAAGATTAATATTCTCTTGTATAACCCTATAAATTTATTCTGTAAAAAAGTTTTTATCATATATGATAATTTGTACGACTGGACTTTGCCATTCATCGCAACAATAAGAAATATTACCTATAATTTTTGCTTGATGAGGTAATTTATTTTTGTCAACAATAAATTCTACTATGCTTTTATCTGTTCTATGGGCGATATGTCGTTTATCAGTATGAGCATCAGATTTTTGGTCTCCTAAAATACAAGGAATCACCACTCCATTTTTTAAAACAATATCAATATATTGTCCAATAGTAGTGGTAAAATAACTGCCTAAGGCAATACAATAACGTCCATCTACCATTCGAATACCAAAATTGCCAGTATAGGCGTATTGGCGCTGTAATTTATAGTGTGGGGAGGTTTTTGAGGTAATACAGGTATAATTTTCATATGACTTAAAATCTCTCTTATTGTATTCACTTGGCACTGATTTAAATGTCGCAGTTTCATACAATTTTTGCCACATAAAATCTTCCTCATATTTTTGTAGAATAGAATTTATTCTATTGATTTCATTATCAATTACTTCTTCTCTAATTAAATGCGCTATAGAGTTTAAATACTCCTTACCTTCTACAATTGCCATTTCAATTTCTAGTTTGGAAGAAAATTCTTTATAAGTATAAGGTTGAAAATATTGTTCTTCCAAAGATAAAGTTGGCGGTGGAGTTGGATCCTCTGTTTCAGGTTCTGTATATTCTATCGTCGGCTCGGTTGTAATGACTGTCGCAGCCATACTTTCTTGCTGAAGTGCTGCAGCCGGCGATGAAATTAATAGTATTATAAAAACTCCAAAAATACACATAAAAATTATTGTATTAAATAATATTTCTTTCGCAATATGTTTCATAATATAACTTTCCTCCTAATATTGCTATTAGGTCCTGTTATGTTTTAGAAATAATAGACTGCCCTTCCTACAATTTCATAATCTTCTATTAAAATTTGCGGACTAATATTACCATTCCAAATGTTTTTCTGGAAACGGCCAATAACATTAATAGTAACATAACCTAAGTCAGAGTGTAATAAATCATACTCTTCCCTAGACGAACCGAATTTAATTAAACTAATATCTTGACCATCAGCAGGAAGTGTTATTTTTAAAGTGGTTTCTTTTAGTAAAGAAATATTTTCTTTGGTAAGTCTAATTCCTTTAACTAAAACAAACGGCTCTTCCACTCCCTGGCCCCAAAGATTATCATAACTGGCCAAATTCATTACATCTATTGGTGTTAAAGTTTCAGCCTGGTATTCTAAATCAATATAATATTTTGGGGTAAAATCAAAATTTACTAACTCTAAGTTCGCATATTCTGTAAAAGAATCAATATTAACATCTTTAATTGCGCATCCAAAGGCGCCCTGATGTCCTTGAGCCATTTCAAAATAATTAGACTGTTCTAAGAAATCTTTAAAAGTAGTGAAATTACTTTGACTAAATATACGACCAGAACCCGCCCAAATCAATTCATTTGTCTCCGCATCGCGAGTTTCATTTAAAATAAGCGTAGGCTTTTGAAATTGATTGGCAATTTTAGTTGCTACTAAACCAGTTAAATTTTTATCAATTGCGCATTCGACCGGTAAGCGAACAATTAAAATTTGATTTTTTAGTAAATTTTCTTCTTTGATAATTTGTTCAATTATCTTCAAGCTAGCGTCTCTTGCTTTGTTTTGCCTATTTTTGATATTTGTGCAATTACGACAAGCTTGTTCTACTCGAGACTCGTATGTTCCTTTAAAACCTCTTTTTGTTGAAGGAATCTGTCCATAGGCTTTAAAATCTAACATAGCCTCAAATAGTAAGAGCTTTTCTTCTTGCGTGCCACATCGAGTTACCGCATTGATATATGGCGCAATATAAAAAGCCACTCCAAAAGGTGTAATATCTCCGCCACCTAGAGAATATTCATTTTTGATGGTCATTCCCCTAAAAAACGGATTGTTAATTTGTTTTAGACCGATGTTTATTAGGTGCTTAGTCTCAAAATCGCGCATTAGCATTACGTCAGCGATAAGTCCTAAAGCAACCAAGTCCACAAATTGGTTAGCATTGTTTATACCTAACAAACTATCAATATAAGAACAAAATTTATAGACCATACCAACGCCTGAAAGAGATTTGGTTGGATAATCACAAAGTTGATTATTAATAACACAGGCATTTTCAGATATGCGTTCTGCTTCGTGATGGTCTATTACTAGTACGTCAACACCCCGCTCACGCAAAGTTGAATGAACTTCATAATCATTGCTTGAAGAATCGGGCGCTATAACTAGTTTCACATCTTCTGGAATTGTCTCAAGAATAAGTCCGTGCTATTTTCCTTCGTGAACACGATAATATATATTATTTTGCGTAAATCCGGGAAATAGACTATTTAGATAGTTGATTAGAAAAGCAGAACTGGTATAGCCATCACAGTCGCTATCTATCTAAATAAAAATTTTATGTTCTTGAGAAATGTGATAAATGAGCATTTTAGCCCCTTCTCTTATATTATCAATAAGAGTTGGATCTAAAATGTCTTTATCACTTGTATTTAGATAATGTCTAATATCCTAGGCTTGAATACCTCGATTCAATAACACCTGTTCTATAACCGAAGTGTGGGGCAGCCTAGGTGCTATTAGTTGATAATTCATAGTTTATCAATCTCCTTTCAAGGTATCCGCCCACTATATTTTTAAAAATCATAGGTTACAAATTGTAACTTTTTGACCAAAATTAAAGATAAAAATAATCTAATACTGAATAAGGAGTCAACCGTGTAGCCGGTCTAATAACACAATCAATCAACTCTTGGTCAATTTCATAATCAACCAAAGAAATATTAGACAATCGACCCCGTTGACTTTCTGCGGCCCCAACCGCGGTCCATATATCGCCATTATCAAACCAGGCTTGACTACAGTGTGTATTTTCAATTATTTTTATCGGAGTAATATTTATTAATTTGTAATTATTAACTATTTCTTGAAAAATCGGTTTAGCCCTATTAATATTGCGACCCCATATAGTTCCTCTCATAATTTAATCCTTTCTTTAAAAAGTTGTAAAAACTTTTCTTTACCTTCATCAATTGGACTTGCTTTATAATCAGTAATCATTTTTTTATCAAATATAAAACTTAACTCTACATCATTTTTATATTTATTATGTAATTTAGTTAAATTATTAGTCAAATGCTTAAATTCATTATCTCCAATTTCTTGAAATTGTCTATCAAAAGCAACAATAATTTCTTTTACTCCTGCTTCCAATAGCATATGAATATGGTAGGCTGAAACATTACTACCACAGCAGGCCACGGCAATACTATTATCAACCCCAAAATGACTCATATATAATAGAACTGATTTTTCAGATTCAAATATAATTGCTTTTTCTAAAGTTTTAATATTATCTTTTGCCCAATTTAAACCATATAAATTCATTCCAAGAGGATGGTTATATAACTGCTTATTAATTTTCATAGGGCGGTATTTTCCATATCGTTCTATATCATCGGCCGCCATAGCACGTCCGCGCAACCCAACAAATCTACCATCTTTATCATAGTGCGGAATTGTAATCATATCTGTTCCGGGAAAGTATCCAATTTGCGCCTTATTGAGAGCCTCTTGCGTAATACCCTCTTTAAGCCATGGGGTTAGAGTAATATTATAATTTAGATTTTTTAAAACTTTATTATCATATTTTTTTAATTGTACTGAATAATCTTTAATTTCAGTATTTTGAACTCTCGCATAACCATCAAATATTTTCCAATCTGCCGGCAAGTCTAAATCTGATTCTTCATATTCTCCAGAAATACTAAACTTTGCCGCAATAAAACGCACGGCATCGTTTAAATCAATTTGTCTATTTTGTTGGATTTGAAAAACTTTTATAGTTAATTCAAAAATATCGAAAGTAGGTTCATCGCATCCTGTATAACATCTACATAATCCAGTGTTTTTATACCAGTACAATTTACGACTACCCTCTCCGGGCATATTATGGCAAATGGTAGAGGAGAGAATCCCGAAGTCGGTGTACTCCGGGTCTCCTCCGAAATCAGAAAAGACTTCAAATACATTTTCTATACTTAAAGCCTCTCTGACTTTACTTTTATCAAAGTTTATCAAGTTCAATCAACACCCTTACGCATTTACCTTTAAGGCCGAACTGCTCATTAACATAAGCGCAAAGTGTTTCTTGTTTATTTTTCTTGGGGCCCTTATGGGTTTTCAAAATATGATTAGCCAAAGCGCTAGTCATAGTATATTCTACACTACCACATTTTTCACTTAAAGTGCCTTCTTTACGAATAATAATTCCGAACTGTTTTCTTTTTTTACTCATAATTTTTCTCCTTATTAAAATGCTCCTGGGTCTTCTGTTATAATTTTTATATCATCCATTGGTATAATTTCATATCCCCAATCTGTGGCAAACATTGGTTTTACTCTACAGGTTCCAAGATCTGCTTGGCACCATAGATAAATACCATTGTATCTCCCTCGTCGATTTTTATAAATGGATAACTTTAAATTTGGTTTATCAAAAGTATTAGATGTAAGAATTTTGCCAAGTGCCTCAATATCCTTGTCTTTTACTGATAATAAGATACTTCCAAAGTCAATTTTATCAGCAATGGCTTTTGCTCCACGAAGTAAATTTTGGTCTGGCGTTTCTGAATCTTGATAGTCGGCATTTAATTGCGTACTTGACATAATAAATACACCATATTTATTACAAATATCTTTTAGTCTTGTAGAAAGCATAAAAAGAATATTATCTTCACGTAATTTTACGCCGCCGGATTTTTTAGAAATTTCTTCCAAGATTTTTAAACTTGTATGTATATAATCGTGGAAAATATATTTAACATTTCTATCTCGTATGTTTTTCTTTATTTTATTTTCAATATCTTGTAATGAAAAGTCTGGCAATACCTCTATATAAATTGGACTTTCTGATAAAATACGGCCGGCTTCCAATACACGAGCCTCTTCATCACCTTCGTATTTACTACTAATAATATGTTCTTCATTTACGCAGGATAAAAATGCTAACATCATTGTTTGAATTTCATCAAGAGTTTGCTCTGTTGTTATATATAAGCAAGGTTCAGCGACGCCATTTTTTATCCATCCAAACATTTCATCATAGATACGATTAGTACCTACATAGCAGCAATCGGCAATCATTGTACGGCTTTTGCCCGTGCCAGTTGCAGCAGAACGCAAATAAAACTTTTTTAAGCGCGCCCCTCGTGTCACCGTATTGATAAGCGGACCGAATAATGGTACACCGACTTCTGGTTTTTCCTTTAATCGGCTAATAAGGTCAAAAATATCTTCACCCGCTTGATGCGCTTCGCCGAATTCATCATCAACATACTCCATTCGAATAGCATCAATACGCTCATCAACCCTGTGCGCAATTTGCTCTAAAGTAGCATTATCTAAATAGTCCTCTTGAAGTTGTTTCTTTTTAATGTCTAAAATATTATCAGGGTCATAGATAAATGAAATATCAATTCCATAATTATCATATGCGCGTAATAAAGACATTTTTTTTAATCGGCTATAATAATAATCAAAACTAGAACTAGATGCGGCCTCAGATGCCTTAATAATCCATTCCTCGCCCTTTTGCTGCTTAAATATCGCTTCGCTCTTTGGACGGGTACTCAAAAAGTCTAAGATATTTTCAATTTCAATACTTTTGGCTCCAAATTCATATAATTTATATATGGCTCCAAAAACAATTTTATGAAATTGGTCAACAAAATCGTTTTCAGTAATTACATATTTATCCTCATACCCTAAAAGTTTAGGATTATTAAATACATTACCTATTACTTGAATAATACTAATTGGGTCAATGTATTTACTCGCCATCGGCGCTCACCTCTTCTTCATCCAAGAAGGTAAATCTTTGTTTTTTAATAGGTTCCCTTACTGGACTTGTAATTTTAATTTCAATAGTTTGTGGAATAAACTGAGACAAATCCTTGTCTTCATTTCTTTGTTTCGCAAGCCATAAATTATAATAATAATTATAAGCATCTTGCCATACAAAAGGTACAATACCTATTCCATCGTGGGCCGCTTCGCGATCGCCGCCTTTAACTTCATAAAAATATACCAATGCCTTCAAGATTCCAGAATATGTATAATTATATTCTTGAATAAACTGATTAATCTGCTTCTTTGCTCTTGGAGGAACATAATCATAATTAAACAATTTCATAATATAATCATCTAATTTTTCAGCATCGGTCTTTTCTCTTTTATTTTCTAATTCCGCGCATTTTACGTGCGCATAAGTAGAATTTGTAATTTGTATATATTTTTCTTCTTTTTTATTGAATGTTTTTTTACAATATTTACAAGTGATAAAATCATTTGGGTCTATAATGTCAAGAGTTAATTCTTGATTTGTATCAGCGGCTTGGCGCAACGCACAATCAGCGTGAGCATAGCGTCTTGCGCTCGTCTATACAAAAGCAAGTTTATCCCGGTCAAATTTTCCATTACAAATAGAACAAATTACTTGATGTGCTATTTTTATCACTCCTTATAATTTTATATAAATATTATATCAAATTTTTTATATAAAATCAAACCCTGGGGTTTTGCCCCAGGGTTAAAATATTTATTTATTAATTAAAGTGGCTTTAATTTCATCAACAATTAAACTGATTAATTCAGCCTGGTCAATTGTTGCGTCAGAAACCTTCTTACCCTTGCCCAAAATAGAATCTACAATTTGAGTAATACGAGGACCAAAATAACTGGGGTCTTTACCCATTAGGTCTCCAACAATATCTCCAAATTCACGCATCAAAGCGTCATAATCAAAAGTGGCAGCCACAACCGTAGCGGCTCTTTCATTGGTAAATAGAGAAGAATCCGTCATTTGAGCCTCTTTGTCAATAGCGTCATTTAGTGCTTTAACAAGTTCATTATACTCAAAATCGATTGTGGGTGTAATATACTTAAAACGACAGCCAGTATCGGCGCTATTGTCGATAGAACGTAGAATTAAACGAACTTTAGCGGTTCCATTGTCTTCATACTTTTCCGCAAAGGCATAAATGTCAGCCATATTCTTAGCAATCTCATTATAAGTAGAAGGACAAGAGGGAATATACTGATTATATTCAGTACCATCCTTTTTCTTGAAAGTCTTTTCCTTTACGTGAGAAATAAATACAACTGCGTATCCCAGTTGAGTAATAGAGCGGAAAGCCTCCTCGAATTCCTTTTTGACCTTAGTCCAACCTTGACCATAAGGAATATCACTTAACTTTTCAACTCCGGCCTGTGAACAGACATATTTCTCACAAAGTCCTGCGGCAATATCAACAGTATCAACAAGAATACTTTTGTATACTTCTTGGACTTCTGGTTTCTTTAATTCACGAATAACCTGCTTTAATTCACCCCAAGTGGTAATATCTTGAGGAATAATACCGGGAATAGCATTATAACCGCGCTCAAAAGCCAACAAAAGAGCCTTTGGCATTTTAGAAGCAAGAGTAGTTTTACCAGTCTTGCCTTCGCCGTAGATATAAGTAATATATCCAGAAAGGTCGCGAGAGACCTTATGAGGCTTTAAAGCCAATAAATTAATAGCCATAACTCAATCCTCCTATTGGTGGATTAGAAATTAAATCCACCGGTAGCAGGAGCGGCAGTTGCCTGACCTCTAGAAGCCTTATATTCATCCTGGCGACTCTTCACTCCAGCCAAATACACTTCACGGTCAGCCATAGCCTTCTTTAACTCTGCAGCGGTAATACCAGACTCATCTTCCCAGGCATAAGGCTCGGCAGCGGCCCAAGTAATTACATAATCCTTGCGAGTACTAGAATATTCTTTAATAATAGGTTCGCCCCAAGCGCCCTCTTCAGTCACTCTACGAACTACAACTTCAGAAATTAAGCGACCTTGTAAACGAGTAAATACGGGTTCATTCTGAGATGCGCCAAGTCCTTCAAAATAATTGATAGCATTGGGATTTAGAACAGAGAACTCAACAGGCAAAAGAGCATTGCGGAAATCAAAAATTGCTCCACGAATAATCATTTTTTCAGGCAGACCTCTGTCCTCGTCAGCCTCAATCATACGAGTACCAGTAATAACCATATCGACATCAAAGGTGTTGCGCTTGCTCTCATCCTCATTAATAGAATTTTTAACAACAGCGAATCCACCCTCATTGCGTTTTGCGGAAACAAGTTCTTCCTTACCATTGCGGTCGGAATAAAACTCATTTAGGCCAATCGCAGAGTCAATAGAAATCATTGCGGCCTTATCAGCACCGTGAGCCATAACACTACACAATTTTTCATCAATAATGTCTTTTAAAACATTAAAAGTAGCATTTGCCTTACCGGTGCTAGTAGTGGCAGTGGTATAAGTATAATGAACAGAAACAATATTTGTCATAGCATTGTCGGTTGCGATATCGACATTACCAGTAATAAATACAGTGCCAGGATTTTTAGAATTAGGACCAGACTCTTTCATTTCCAAAGAGTGCTGATATAAATAACCCTCAATATGTGTCTTGTTATTAATCTTTGCTTTCATAATAAATTTCAATCTCCTTAACTTAAATTATTCAATAATAAATTCTTTACCTTTGTTTGTAAGAGAATAAACTACGGGTGATTCACCCATTTTTTCGCAGAAGCCATCATTTACTAGTTTGCGCAAAGCACCAGAAACACCACGAGAAGAAATAAACAATCCCTCTGCTACGTCTCGTGCTTTCCACATAGGAGTATCAGAATGTTCCCGCATATATACAAGAATTTGTTTGCCGCTATCAGTTAAGACTGGCTTATCATTCTTAGTATCCATTAAAGTATCAATATAAGCCTTCACGTTTGAAGTCATTTTTTCTTTTGCTACCTCAGGAGCAGCATCCATTAAAGCATTTAAAAACTCAATAAATTCCTGTTTCAATTTAATTAACTCACTTTCATTTCATTTATCTTGTATAAATATTATATCAAATTTAATAAATAAAGTCAATTACACTCTCTTATAAGTAAAGAAAGCATAGGGAATGCCATTAACAGACTCGCGCAATTCCGTACAAGTATCGATTTCCCAATTAGGGTCTTTATCAATACGAGGGAAATAGGTATCAACATTTTTATGGTCTTTTCCTATATGAGTTAGATATACGGTATCGCAATATGGTAGTAATTGTTCATAAATTGAACCTCCGCCAATGATGAAAATATCTTTATTATTACTTTGTATCGCATAATTATGTTTCAACATTGATAGAATAAACTTTGTATTTTCCATACTTTGAGTCCCAACTGCGTAATCTTGATATTTATTATAATCAAGATATAATTTTGAACTAATAATAAGATTATCTCTATTGGGAAGAGGTTGAGTAGGTAAACTGTCCCAAGTTTTTCGTCCCATAATAACGATATTGCCTTCAGTTAGTTCTCTAAAATATTTCATATCTTCTGGAATTCGCTCCAAAAGTTCACCGTTATAACCGACTCCCCAATTATTATCAACGGCAACAATAGCAGCAATCATATACCTAACTCCAATTTCAATTGAGGCTTTATAGGATTATAATTCACCATCTGAAAATCATTAATTGTGATATCATAAAAATTATCTACATTTTCATTAAGATATAACCAGGGAATCGGGTTTATTCTACCCCATTCAGACCCTTCTGGTAGCAGTCCTGCTCTAACCAGCATCTCATCTGCGGCTTCAAAATGACGGTCATAAATTTGTTCATTAGCAACTACGTGGCTAAAAACACCAGGTTTATAACCGGTATGAGCAGCAATCATCATAAGCAAAGCCGCATATTGAACCTCATTAATTCCGCCCGGGCCAGAAGCAGTAAGCATATCGCCACTACGCTGAACCAACATCATATCAAGATACACGCCACGCACATTCCATATAGTAAGGAAGGCACAGGGCGCCAAGCCAGGAGTCTCGTGTAAATCTTGTTCCTGCCATAATGACACAATCTTACGGCGGCCATAAGGGTCATTCTCAATATCTTTAATAAGATTATTGATAAGGTCATAACGGCTCACGGTGGCGCCATAGCGCTGACCAATTGTTCCATCGCCTATATCCCATTCATCCCACCAAGTAACGCCCATATCACGCATTTTAGCAATATCATTCGTGGGATTCTGATAAATAGTGAAAATTTCTCTAATACCGGTCTTCCAAGCAATAGGTCTAAAAGTGCAAATAGGAAATTCGCCCTTGCTTAGGTCATAAGTTCGAAAAGTATGATTGACTGAAATGGTATGTGCTGGTGTTCCATCCGCATACTTTGGGCGAGGATTTACATCTTTATATCCGTGGTCTTGGATATGATGTATCATTTCAACCATATATTTATCTGCTTTTGTTATAATCATTTACGTTGTGCTCCAATTATCAATAGTTATAGTATATCCAGTACATTCAGTTTCAGAATAAAGATACTTAATAAATTCCTCTAATTCATCAATACAATATTTTTTACCATACACTTTACATTTAGCAAAGTCATAAAAACTAATACAATTTATACCAGTAATATTATAGGCTAAAGCCTTTTGAAGCATTGCGCTTGGATTACGACATACAACAATTGAATTAGTTTCTTTAGCATGTAAAAGTAATTTATAGGTCTTGTTGGTACAAGGTTCATCAATTATTCTTTTCATACGATTTTATCTCCTTATTTTATACTATAACCGAAATCTTTTGCGTGATAAACATCTTGCCAATGGTCTTCACGCTCATCTAGTTTATCTCGCTAACATTCTTCCAATAGTTCAAAGGTAAAATTTTCTACCCCGAAGGCCAGCATAGCCGGATAAAGTTTATTGCGTGTCGGAGGCTCAGCACCTATTCCACGTTTAATATGTTGACGCCAACGGTCAGCCACATTAGCAGCCTAACCGATATAGCACATATCATTATCTATATTGGTAATTTTATAAATACCAGTAATGATTTTATTACCAATTATTCTACCAATCATATCAGTATAAGGCTTTTCATAATAAACTTTCCAAATAACTTTATTTAAAGCCTCTTTATCTCGTAAATATGGTTCTACAGAACGAAGTTTACGAATTTCTTCAATATCGCTTTCTGGCAAAACTAAACGATAAAAGTTTTTCTCTTGTCGTTTTTGCTCTTCCCGTTTAGCATTTGCTACCATAATATCAATATTATTTTGTAATTCGGTTAAGGTTCCAGAAGCCTCAGAAATTTTAATTTGATATTCTGCTATTGCTTCTTTGAACGCCTCTGCGCACTCAAAGACAGTTTTTTCATATTCTCGCCGATATGCTTCTTCATCCTATTGGTATTTGAGGGCGGCTGCCTCTAATGATTGCGCCAATCGTTCTTCGGCCAATTCTAGTCTCGAAGCGAAAAATTTATCGGCCTATTGCTAAGCCTATTTTTCTAGTTCAACTAAAGAATCTTGAATTGTAATTTTTTGAGTTTTTAATTTATTTATTTCGCCTTGTTCTTCACTATTTTCAAGTTTTAAAGCAATGATTTTATGCTACAATTCATCGACAATCCTACTGTTGGTATCAATCATAAAATCATAGTCTTTTTGGCGCTGTTCTTTTCGCCGCTCCAATTCGGCAATTACCTCTTCTTCTTGCTCTCTTTGTTTAGAAAAGAGGTCCTATTCTTCAAGGAGTTTTTGATAATTAATTTCTCGTATTTTTTCTTGCGGGAAGCGTCGCCATACAAGCCATCCAGCGCCTAAGCCAATAATAACTCCAAGAAATGCTCCCAGAATAAGTTCCCACATAAATAGTTAGAAAAAATAAGGGGTAAATTAATATTTACCCCTTATAGGCTTTAATTTTATGTTAAATTATTCAGCAGCGGGGTCCAGAGCCAAACCTGCTTCGGTCAGAACTAGGTACTTCACAGGAACCATAGTCTCAATCTTAGCGGGAGTGCGAGCGCACAGACCCTTTTTCACAAGAGCATTGAAAGAACCATTAACGCTGCTCTTCTTCACGTCAATAGCAGTAGCCAGGTCGTCCAGAGTAATATGGTCGGTAGCAGAAGCCAGATAATTCATAATCTTCTGAACGGTTTCACCCATCTCAGCGGTGTCGCAACCACGACCATCGTCAGTAATGGTTAGGAAGGAAACCTCAACCACACCAGGCACTTCAGCATCAACGCGAACACCATAACCCTTCTTCTGCATAGCGGTGAAAGCGCCATTAACCGTGCTCTTACCTAGGTCAAGAGCCTCAGCGACATCAGCGCTGGTAACGTTCTTACCGTGATTTTCCTTTAAGAAATTTAGAATCTTAACACTATTTTCAGACATTGCCATTTTGTTTTTTCTCCTTTAAAAAATAATTATTTTAGTTTTTTCTTTTAAGCCTTTGGCTTATGTAAAAATTATATCAAAAAATTTTTCTTTTGTCAAGAAAGTTCCTCAATATACTCTTGTACTAGTTCGTCAATAATTACCATATCTTCAATCTTATCGACGCATCCTGATAATTTCATTATCTAGGACTCCGCATCCATAATAGCCTTTTTGTCGGTGCTATTTTGGATAATTAACTCATACTTAGCAATTTTTTTTGCCAAATTTTTGAGTTCTTTTGCTTTCATAAAAAATTTTCATCCTTAACTTTACGAATATATTATATCGAAAATTTTTCAAAAAATCAAATTATTTTCAAAAAATCTTCTTCAGTAATAATCGGAATACCTAGTTTCTTCGCCGCTTGATTCTTAGCGCTAGTAGATTCTATATCATTATTAACTAAATAAGAAGTATTTTTACTAACAGAACTAACGACTTTACCACCGGCAGCCTCGATTACTGCTTGAAGAGCAGCCCTATTTTTAAAGTTTTTTAGAGTTCCAGTAATTACAATAGATTTGCCCTCAAGACTTTGCTCCTTTTTCTCTTCTGGTTCGGAAGAAATGAGACTCATCAAAGCATAAGCCTTATTAGCCTCGGTGTAATCGAAATTTAATAATGATTCACTTTTTTCATATCCAAAACCATTAAATTGTGAAAAATCTTGTCCTTGTTGAACTAAATTATACAAGGCATAATATGTAGTAATACCATTTTTCATCAATTCTTTTACCATTGCTCTTCCAATTAAAGGAATACCAATAGCAGAAATAAAAGACTCGTGAGTAGAATTATACTGAGCGTATTCGATGGCGTCAAGTAATTTTTCTACTGATGCTTTGCCGAAACCAGGTTTTTCAATCCATTCGGTATAATAATGCCTCAATTCAAAAATATCAGCAAAACAATTTACCCAACCCCAGTCGATAAGTTTTTCAAGTGTGGCAACAGAAAGCCCCTTGATATCTAGACCTTTTTTACCGCAAAAATGGTCTAATTTATTAATCAACTTTCCTTCGCACAACGGATTGGAACAATATAGATTAAATGTATCTATATCCTTTTTAATAGAGGTCTTTTCCCCACAAATCGGACAAGTTTTGGGTAAAAGAAAAAACTTATGAGATATATGAGGTATATCTTCATTTTCTTCCGCCCATTCTATTTGTGGAATAATCATATTGCGTTTAACAACACCAATTTTTTGACCAGACCATCCAGGACAATTTAAGGTTTCATTCATAATACTAATATTATGAAGGTTGGCGCGACTTACTTTCGAACCCTCAAGTTCAATTTCGTCAAAAATGGCGACAGGAGTTAATTTACCAGTGCGGCCCATAGACCATTCAATATCTCGGAGAGTTGTTTCGACTGATTCATCAAAGAATTTATAAGCCAATCCATCTCGTCTATGGTGTGCGGTGGCTCCTAAAGATTTTGCGTAATTAATATCATCATACTTGAGTACAAGTCCATCGATTGGATATCCGCCAATTTTTGCTACTTTTTTTAAACTCTCAATCAAGGCTTCTGTAATTGTTTCCTTGTAAATAATTTCAAAGGGAACAACGTGAAAATTAAGTTTTCTTAAGCCTTGTAATTTATCAATAGCGCTCTTTACATTTTCATAACCCTTTACCATTTCCCAACCCACAAAGGTAAGATGACGCTTTTCACATTCTTTAGAATCCAATAATCTAATACTGCCAGACGCAAAATTACGTGAATTGGCATATTCTTCAGAAAATGGTATAAAATCATAGTCCATACAAATAATTTCGCCATCAACCACTAATTCTTCCTTATACTCAATTTTCTTAGGAATCGAAGGAATTACCATAGCATTATGGGTAATATCTTCTCCTATTAAACCATTTCCACGAGTTTCTGCTCGTTGTAGGCGACCATCCGCATAATAAAGTGAGCAAGTTAAGCCATCAAGTTTTAAAGATAGGAAAGCAGTTCGATTACCACAAAACTCATTTAGTTCATCTAAACTCTTCGTTTTTTGCAAAGAAAGCATTGGATGATTGTGCGTGATTTTTTTCAATTCAGAAACTACATCATAAGAAATATTTTGAGTAGGAGAGTCAGGAAAAGTATAACCGCTCTTCTTCTCCAATTCTTGCAAATCAAAATATAATTTATCCCATTCTGCGTCTGAAATTAAAGGGTTGCCCATATCATAAAAATGTGTATAATGATTCAATTGTTCAATCAATTGTCGCATTTTTTCTTTCATATTTATCTCCTAATAATTTTTCAATCGTTATATTATCATATTCATCATATGGAATAATAACTAAATCGATATTATTTTTTTTACAATACTATTGTTTTAATAAATCATTCTACTGTAAAGTAGAAAAATTATCTTGTGTATTCCACCATTGCTCACTGCATTCATAATGTTGCTATCCATTATATTCAATTAAATGACTAATTGTATTATCAGAGTTTAAAATAGCAAAATCAAATCTTAAATGAGCTCCATTAATGGAAATTAAATCAGCAAATGTATGTTCAGTATTGTAGGGAATATTATATGAGTCTAATATATTTTTTATTTTAGCTTCGCCCTTAGATTTTAAACAACCGCATGAATTTGTATGGCCGTTATTTAAACACCAACTTGTAATATAACAGATATTACCGCAATCACATTTGCACTTCCAAACAATATAATCTCTTAATCGTTGGTCAGTTTCTTCTAGCACTACTAACTTACCAAAACGTTTCCCGGTTAAATCTTTCATTAATGTTTCTTTTTTATAACAGCCACAAGAAGATGTAGACCCTTTTATTAGATATCCCGCAGGAACTTCAATTTCATTGCCACATTTGCATTTGCACTTCCAAATAACATTGCGTCCTTTGGTTAATTTTTTAGTATCTTCAATCACTGTTAAATAACCAAAAACTTGACCAATAAGGTCATTTTTTCTTAAATTATGTGATTGACAACCACAAGACCTCGATGTACCTGAAGTTAGATTATAACCTAAAACACTTGCGATAGTTCCACATTCGCACTAACATTTCCAATAAGTTCTTTTTTCTTTATCACTTCGCTCTTGGTCAAACTCTAAGACAGTCCAAAAACCATATGTTTGATTAGTTAAATCTTTTCTAAAAATCATTTTATGCTTACCTCCTTTATATATTATCAAGAAAGCATAATATGATTTTATCTGTTTCGCCCATATAATTTTTCACCTTCTTTTATTTCATAAATATTATATCAAAATTTTTTTGGAATAGCAAAATAAGGAGACTATAAAGTCTCCTTATGTATTATTTATAATTTCTTTTTCTCGAATAGCCGCTTCAATTTTTTCTTTTATTAAAGTAAGAGTAAAAGTATCACAATCAAGCAATAAATCAAAATCTTTTGGAATCGCAATAATTTCCATTCCTTGATTTTCAAGATATTTAACTATATCAGCCACTTCATCTAAGCCATAGTTGTTTAAATCAAATTGTAAAATATTCATTTATTCCCTCCTAATTAAGAGAGGCTATAAGCCCCTCTTATACTTTACTAATGGTAGAAACTCTACCACTCTTAATCATTTGATTGCCGATTCCGGTTCTTCCAAGAGCAGGAATATCAGTGGCGGCCACACAGATTGAACTCTTATTGCCAACGATAAGAATGTTATCCTCATCACTTACCATTGCGGCACCCACAATATGGCCAGAAGAATCAGTCGGCTTATAGCAAATTAGTCCCTTGCCGCCTCGTTTCTGAGACATTACCTCTTTTGGAAGCATCTTCTTTGCCAGTCCTGTTTCAGTGAACACCGCCACAGCATCATCAGCATTTCGAACTGGTAAAGCCGCTACTACCTCATCACCTTCGCCAAGAGTAATGCCCTTGACGCCAGTAGTCATACGAGAAGTGGCGCCAATTTCCATTGAATTAAACTTTATCATATAGCCTTGCTTAGTAATAATAATAAGAGGTTCGTCTTTTACCAAAGACACAGCCGCAAGACTATCTCCTTCTTTTAAAGAAATGGCACCGATGCCATTCTTCTTCTTGGTATTTGTGTACTCCTCTAAGGTAGTCTTTTTCACGATACCATTTTTAGTGATAAATAAAACATATTTAGCGTCTGTATCTCTGTAGATAGAATACATAGTTGCGGGTTCCTCATCCTGCTCCATTGAAACAAGCGCTTTTACAGGAACACCCTTTGTTGTATTCGTACCGGCAGGAATATCATTTACAAGCAACCTATACATTTGTCCCTTATTACTGAAAATCATAAGACTATCAATTGTATTGGTGCGAAGCACCATACTTGTAATATCTTCTTGTGTTTTTATACCCTTACCATTGCGCTTCTGGGCGCGGAAAGAAGTAGTGGGAATACGCTTGATAGTTCCTGCTTCGGTTAGAACTACAACACATTTTTCAGGTTCAACAAATTCGATTTCTTTTTCTTCTTTGGCAATTGTAATTTGTGTCAATTCGGTACGACGAGCATCGCCATATCGATGAACAATATTTTCTAGTCTTCTGCGCAATTCGGGCTTAGGGTCAGAAATAATAATATCTAAAACTTTAATCTCTTCTAATAAATCAGATTTTTCTTCCATTATTTCCATTTTTTCAAGACCGGCCAATTTTCCCAATTTCATATCTACGATAGCCTTTGCCTGAGCGTCCGTAAAATTATATTTGGTTATAAGGGCATCTTTTGCGGCAGAAGAACTTGCTGACGCTTTAATAAGAGCAATTATATTATCAATATCCTCTAAGGCTCGCAATAATCCTTCGACAATTTCTAGTCTATCTTGAGATTTCTTTTTATCAAACTGAGCCTCTCTTGTAATACACTCAATATTATGATTAATATAGATTTTGATACAATCTTTTAATCCAAGTTCTGTAGGAACTTTATCAATTAAGGCAACTTGATTATAAGAAATTGAAGTTTGTAAACTTGTTTCTTTAAATAAAAGATTGATAATATTATTTAGATTAGCACCTTTTTCACATTCAATAACCAATCTAAAACCTTTGCGATTACTTTCATTGCGAATATTTTCAATACCCCTAATGCGTTCTTCATCGCAAGCAGCGCCGATTTCAGTCATAAGTGCTTCTGTGGCAACTCCATAAGGAATTTCATAAAAGACAATATTATTATCTTCAAAAGTATATCTACCACGAAGTTTTACACTACCTTTTCCGGACTTAATAATTGTAGGTAAATCATTTTTATTGATGATTTCACCACCGGTCGGAAAGTCAGGGCCAGGAATCATAGGCTCTTTACCGTCCATATAATCATAGATAGCCTGAGCCACTTCACCAAGATTATGTGGCAACCAATTACACGCCATTGCTACACCAATACCAGTATTTGGATTACATAGCAAATTGGGGAAAATAGCAGGTAAAGTAATTGGTTCATCTTTTGTTTCAGAATAGTTGGGAATAAAATCAACATTCTTCTTTTTTATACCAGCAAGCATACCTTCTTCTGAAAGTTTTGCCAATCTTGCTTCAGTATAACGATAAGCCGCAGGTCCGTCTCCATCTCTATTACCCATAGAACCGTGAAAATCAATCAGTGGATAGCGCATTACCCAAGGTTGAGCCAAACGCACAAGCGCTCCATAAATAGAACTATCGCCGTGTGGATGCCAATCGGCCATTACATTACCGACAATATTAGCACATTTTACGTGAGGTTTTGAGTAGGCATAACCGGCATCATAAGCACCATATAATATTCTTTTTGCTACTGGTTTCAGACCGGATTTAGCGTCTGGTATTGCGCGATCTGTATTGACGGCAACCGCATATTCGATAAAGTTTACACCTAATTCATTTATTAAATCACTATTATACATTTCCTGTTGCCTCCGCACTGTGGTCTTGAATATATTTTTTACGAGGGGCAATTCCAGCACCCATTAAATCTTCAAATAACTGGTCTGCTTTCTTTATATCCTCAACTGTAATTTGTTTGATAATTCTGTTCTCTGGGTCAGTAAGAGTTTCTTCTGTTTCTTCAACATCCATTTCGCCTACATATTTCTCCATCATTACTGATGGTACTGACTATTTCTTATCCTCGGGCTAACGCTTTAATTGCCGTCATAGGATGCTACCTTTTCGAATTGTGTATCAATAACAATTCTACTCCGCGACAAAGCGGATAGTCGATACAGGTTTAAACTACGATATCTTTCCAATTCTAATAACACCAAATATTTGAAAATGAACCCTTTGTTAATTTATCTTTATAATCTTCATAAACATCTTTTAATTGTTCTCCATTTTTACGCCTAAGGCGAATAACTCGAACTTCTTCTTCTGTTAATCGAGTGCGTCCATTTGAACTGCCTTTATTAGCAGTATTATGTAAATGGAACGCTTTGTTTTCAGGAGTGTAAACTTCTGGCATAATATGCTACCAAGATTCACCCTTCCATATTTTCCCAAATCCGCTTTCGCCAATTCGGTCCTTATAAAGATTATAAACTTCTTTTCTTCGTTCAAGATTATTATACCTAATGCGTATATCTTCAACATCACGCTAATTTAATTTATGACCAGGATGGCTTTGACCCACATTATCTTCACCACCTGCTGTCATATTATAGCCATTATGATATGTATCAAATTTATCAATATAATATTTTTCTTTTGCTCCAAGTTCTTCTATTTTACACTCTTCAAGGATTTCAAAATCAAAATTTTCAACTCCATATTTAGCAAAAGCCTAATACAATGTTTTATGACTTTCTCGTTCTTGATTATACGGAGATAAATGGTATTTCCAACGTTCTTCAACCTTTGTTGACAAGCCAATATAAGAATGACCATTTATTTTATTTGTAATTTTATAGATACCAATCATTGTTTATATCCTACCTTTTTTGTTTCAGTAAGATAATTCGTAGTTTTTTCCCACGAGATTATCTTCAATATTATATGAATTTTATACATTTCAGATTATCCTAAAATGTCCAAATAATTTTGAAGACTACCTCGTTAGCCGCATTTCTGTGACCCCTCTGATTAGAGGAAAAGTAGCTAAGGGCCAGACTATCTCTTACCCTTTCAAGCGGTTAACAATATATTTACGACCGGCATTTTCTTTACGGAATTGTTCTAAAGCCTCATCGTTTTTCAGATATTTGTATTGCTTACCAATAGTAATTTTATAGAGAGGAGGCACACCCGCATAAACATATCCATCAAGAATTAGTTGCGGGCAGAAATTCCAAATGAATGTATAGAAAAGATTTTTGATATGCGCGCCGTCTACATCAGCATCGCTCATAATAATAATCTTACCATAACGTAAATCTTCTTTGTTATAAGTAATTTTCATACTCTTTGGGTCAATTGTAAGACCAAAAGCATCAATAAGTGTCATAATTTCTGCGTTTTTCTGAATCTTATCAAGAGTAGCCTTTTGAGTATTTAAAATCTTACCACGAACAGGCATAACTGCTTGGAATTCGTTATTTCTTGCGGTCTTTAGGTTGCCGGACGCCGAATCGCCCTCTGTGATATAGATTTCACATTTGCTACGCTGTTTACTATAACAATCGGCAAGTTTACTATCAAACTTCAAAGCCTTTTGTTTCTTTTCAGCCTTATTACGAACAGTATCCTTTGCTTTCTTAGCGGCCTCACGAGCCTTCCGAGCATTAATAGCCTTATCCGCAATATCTTTAATTTCTTTCTTATTAGTTTCTAGCCAAGTCCGCAAATCTTCTGTTAGTCCATTAATAAAAGGCTTCATATCAATCTTAGTGATATTACTCTTAACTTGTGCGTCATAAGCAACGCCAGAAGCCGTAATATTAAAGACAATATATTGACCTTCTGCGATATCTTCACCAGTCAAGTTCTCATCTTTCTCTTTCAACCACTTTTGGTCTCTAAAAAACTTATTAAACTCTTTAGTAATAAGCGCCTTGATAAGAGTAATATGAGAACCTTTTTCAGTAAGACCAGTATTTACATAGGGAATAATTGTTCCATTATAAGAGGTGGTATAAGTAAGAATAAAATCAATAGATTCTTTACCATTTTTGAATTTGGAGTAAAATCTATTATCAATGATTTCTTTATCTTTTACCTTTTGGTCTACATAATCACGCAGTCCATTTTGAGAAAAGTATTCAGTTTTTTCTCCATTATTGTCCAATTTAATAGTTAGACCAGGGCATAAGCAAACAATAGTCTTTAGAAGTTCTTTTACTTTACCGATTTCAACTTCGGTATGGGTAAAGAATTCTTCACTTGGTTGCCATTTAACAATGGTGCCAGTTGTATTATCATTTAATTTTCCGACTTCTCGTTTATCAAATACGCCTTCTTTAAAATATATTCTTTCAAACTGTTTATCTCTAAATGTTATAACATCCAAATAGTGAGATAGAAAAGTTGTAATTTTTGAACCAATACCAAAAGAACCTAATGAAGTTCCTTCATATGCTCCATCTTCACGGTATTTTCCAGAAGTGTTGAGAACAGAGAATGCTGCCTCTAGGATAGTTTTTCCATCATCTCTTGTATGATTTACAATAAAACCTTGTCCATGGTCTTTTACGATAACTACATCTTTATTTAAAACAACATTAATTTCTGTTCCGTGCCCTAAATTGAACTCATCAATAGCATTAGATAAAATCTCTACCAGTAGTTGAGTAGAATAAGTGCAATCGCCTGCGTAGACTTGTGGCCTTAGACGAGTAAATTCCAACGGATTGAGCGATTCTATTGAGTCTTCATTATATAATTTCTTTTTATCAGCCATTTATATTTTCTCCAATCATTTGTTTTACTTGTTCTGGAGTTGCTTTACCAGTAGCAAGTAAGTCAGCATAATTATTATAAAGATTATCTGAGTGGCCTTTTACTTTGCGCAATTCAATTCGATAACCTTTTTGATACCAATCATAATAGGCTTGAATAATTTCTAAATTTTCTGGTATCTTTTTATCACTCTTACGCCATCCATTATTGGCCCAAGAGAACATCCAATTTTCAAAGGTGTTTATAGCATAGGTGGAATCACTATATACAACTGGAATTTCAGCAAATTCCTTATTATTTATATTTATTCCATATTTTAAAAAACTATATAATATAGCCTTTAATTCACATATATTATTAGTAGTTTTATCAAATTGTTTAGTATATACTTCAACTAAACTATAATTATTATTACAAAAATTTTTATCTTTGTCAAGTACTA